ATGACCCGGAGCGAGGCAGCGCACTTGCGTGGCAAGCCGGGATTTCATTTCTCGATACAGCTCGCTGGGATGTGTCATTCTCGGACGAAATCGATTCGGGGATCCCGACGCCGTATGTCAGCTTCCGCCCTACCGACCCCCAAAGAGGCCAAACCAACGGAGCGGCCAATTGTGCCGCTCAGCGATCGGCGTACCGAAGAGCTGGTGATCGCATTCGTCGGAGCTGTCGGCTCAGGCGTCTCAAAATCCGCCTCACTCATGGCAGAAATTATGCGCTCCGAGTACGCATATACTGTACATTCAATACGAATCAGCGAAATAATTAGAGATGCAGCGTCTAGTATTGGCATTTCAGTTCCGGCAAACGGCGTACTCCTTCACGATCGCATAAAGAGACTGCAAAATGCTGGCAATTCTCTCCGAAAAGCCATGTCCACCTCGTATTTGGCGGAGAAAGCAGTAGAGCGGATTGCCGTCGACAGAAAGATTAATGATGGTTATGCAGAGGTAGAGGCAGGAATTGACCCAATTCCTCTTAGCAGGCGGCGCGTCCACATAATCGACTCTCTTAAACACCCCAGCGAAGTTAATTTGCTGCGCGATGTTTATGGCGATACGTTCTGGCTTATTGGCGTATTTGCGCCGGAGGCTGTTCGAGTTTCGCGCCTGAAGGGGCTTGGACACGCAGCCGGAGAGATGAGCAAGACGATCGAAGATGATGAGTCGGATGGACTCGCGCATGGCCAAAAAGTTAGAGATACCGCACATCAAGCTGATTTTTTTGTGCGCAACGATGCTGAGAACGATGTCGGGTTGCGCAAAACCTTAAGCAGATTCTTGAGGATTTTATTTAACATTGGCGTAAACACTCCAACCCGCGACGAAGCCGCAATGGATAAAGCCACGGCCCAAGCATCAAATTCGGCTTGCATGTCGCGACAGGTCGGTGCCGCAATCTACAGTGAATCTGGAGAGCTTATCGGGATAGGCGCGAATGATGTTCCGAAAGCGGGGGGCGGATTGTATTGTACCGAAGATGATGAAAAAGATCATCGTTGCTTTAAATGGCGCGACGGGGTCTGCCACAATGACCAACGCAAGAAGTCATTGTATCGCGCGATACATCAGGAGCTAAAAGGCGCTGGACTTTTGGATCATGCGGCAAGTGAAGATCGTATAACGGAAGCTCTGAAGAAGACTGACGTTAAAAATTTGATTGAGTATTCCAGAGCGGTTCATGCCGAGATGGAAGCAATACTATCTGTAGCGCGGGCGGGAAAAGCCGGGCTAGTCGGATCGACGCTCTATTCCACAACTTTCCCCTGCCACAGTTGTGCGCGTCACGCCGTAGCCAGCGGGATCAATCGTGTATTTTACATTGAGCCATATGCAAAAAGCCTCGCTGCCGATCTGCATGGTGACGCTGTGTCGGTGTCTGAAGTCGATTTGGGAAAGAAGATGGTTTTCCTTCAGTACGAGGGAGTTGCTCCGAAGAACATGATCCGCCTTTTCAAGCATGGGCATGAAAGAAAGGCGGACGGTCGTGCTGTTGTAGCTAGTCAAACGACCGCGACACCTGTCTTCCCAGCGCCCCTCGATGGCTTCAGCACACGTGAGAAGCTGATCCTCGACAAGGTGAGGACGATCGAGCAAAAAGGGTCACGAGAGCGGGCTCAGGCGGGAGATTGACGGTGGCAAAGCGCGCGCGGATGTCGTTCCAGCCATCGTTGCTCCTCCCCGTGGCTGGTCGGCGTCCGGAGTCGCCCTCCTCCGCAGGACAATCCGCGCAGGGCGCTATTCAGAGTGTGGCGAATGAGAGCACAGTATCGTCAGACCAGTTTCGGGAAGTCCGAGACGCGTTGATCGACGAACTCGCCCGCACCGGCATACATCGCGTTGCTCGAAGGCTGAGCTGAGAGTCTGTCTCGAATCTCATGCGCAACGTGCGATGCGGCGAAGCAGGATGATGACGGAGGCGGCGTAGAGGAAGGCGTTGGCGGAGGCGATGGTGGCCTCGAAATCCTTGGCGAGGCGTCGGTTTCGGCCGATCCAGGCGAAGAAGCGCTCGACCACCCAGCGGCGGGCATGAACGGCGAAGCCGACCTGATCCTTCGGCTTGCGCACGATCTCGACGCGGATCGCGGTGGCACGGGCGACGCGGTCCCCTGCGTAGCCGCTGTCCATGAAGGCGAGTTGCACGAAGGGCCAGCGGCTGCGCGACATGCGCATCAGCGGCGGCGCGCCGTCGCGGTCCTGGACGTTGGCGGGATGGTTGTCGAGCGTCAGTCCCCGACCGTCGGTGTCCACCATCGCGTGCCGCTTGCGGCCCTTGATCTTCTTGCCCGCGTCGTAGCCCCGCGGGCCGCCGCTCTCGGTGGTCTTGACGCTCTGGCTGTCGATCACCGCAGCCGTCGGGCTGGCCTCGCGACCGGCGCGCTCGCGGTCGAGCATGACGAGGTGATGGTTGATCGCCTCGAACACGCCGCCATCGCGCAGCCTGACAAACCAGCGGTAGACCGTGCGCCAGGGCGGGAAACTGTCGGGAAGCAGGCGCCAGGTGCAGCCCGCCCGCAGCATGTAGAAGATGGCGTTGGCGATCTCGCGTAGTGGCCAGGCACGCCGCCGCCCGCGACCAGGCGCGCCGGGCAGCAGCGGTTCCAGGATCTGCCATTCGTCGTCCGTCAGGTCACTCGCATAGCGCAGGCCCGCGCGGCTATGCTGCCCTCGGGTGGCCGGGGTCCACATCGTGTCGTTCGTCCAAGGTGTCGCAACCCGGTCGAATCACGGTACAGCCCGGCCATCCAGCCCCACAGGCTCATATCGAGGGTGTTTCGAGACAGCCTCTGAGACGATCAGAGCAACGTAGCGGCGTTCAGCCGTGGCGAAGCTCTGCGCACCCGAATCTATGCGATTCGCCGCTTCGTCACCCCCACTGACAGCGTCGCCGCTGCCAGATCGAACGTCGCGCCCGAGATGTTCCGCGCCATCACCCGCACCGTGTTGTTTGACCACACTGCGGCATCGAGCTCGATGAACCGCGTCGACGACACCAGAGATGCGGTCGCGAGGTCGCCGGCCCGCGCCCCGTTCACCGTGACGTCGATCAGCGCGGTGGCCCCCGGCGCCAGGCTCGGGAGGTCCCAGGACACCTCCGCCGCAAACTCCCGTCGCCCTGAGCCAAACAGCGCTCCCGTAAGCAACGGCGTGCCGTTCAGCACCGCTGGCGCGGCCTCCGGCAGCCCGTAGAGCCGCAGCGATTGCAGGTCGATCGGCCCGTCAAACCCGATCACCCCGACCTGCGCATAGGCCACAGATGCGCCGACGCGGATGGTCTGCCGCCGATTGAAGTTGGCATCATCCATCGGCGCACCGGCGTTCCACCCCTTTGCCGGCCCGTTCCACTGCATCGTGGTGATCGAGGCCAGCACGTCCCCCGCGATGTCCTCGCGGACGTTCCCCGCGCCGTCGAACACGCGCACGAACAGCCGCCCGCCCGAGGCGCCGCTCGTCAGCCAATGCGCCAGGGCGAATTCTTTCGCCTGGGAGGTGTCGAGCATCCACCCCAGCCCGCGGTTCGCCGCCAGCGACACCGCGCGATCGGTCGGCGTGAGGTCCGTCAGCCCGTTGAAGCAGAAATCCGCCATGAAGGTCGCGGTGGTGGTGGAGGTGGCGATGGTGATCAGCCCCTCCACCCCGACCTCGGTCGCCGACTGCCGAAACGCCGCGGCGCGGGTGTTCGGCACGCCGGCGAGAAAGCGCTGAAAGCGCGACGCCGGTGCCCGGTGCCGGTTGATCACTGCATTGCCGCAGCGGTTGGCCGTTGCGGTGTAGTCGATCCCGACCAGGTAGGTGTTGGTCCAGGCAATGTCGTACTCGCAATCCTGCGCGCCCGCCGTGTGCCGCGCCGCCAGCGGCGAGCAGGCTTCCATGCGCATGTTGCGCGCGATGATGGCGGAGCCCGAGGTCTGGTTCAGGAAGGGAATGGCGATGTTGCTGCCGGCCTGGCGCAGTTCGAAGTTCGGCGCGTCAAAGACGTGCCGGTTGTGGTTGGAGTAGGCGCCGGCCTCATTCCCGAACCGCACGCCGAACCGGTCCAGTGCGGCATTTACCCCGGTCGCCTGGGCGAAGTGGCCGCCGTAGTAGCGGATGGAGGTGTTCCATGCCGTGGCCGTCGCGCACCAGATGTCGAGACCGATGCGGTTGTTGACGATGCGCCCCAGCGTGAAGGTGCTGTCCTCGACGCCGCGGCCATCACCCAGCGTCCGCATGCCGATCGTGAAGCCTTCGACGCGGCGCAGCTCGATCTGGCTCGCATCGACGTTGCGCACGGTGATGCCGATGTCCGCCTCTGAGGACCAGTCCGACAGCGTCTGCCGGATGACGTTCAGGCCCGTGTAGAGCTTCTCGGCATTGCGGATGGTGCCGCCACCGCCCAGCACCAGCACGGAGGTGGGCGCGGTGCCCGTGTAGCGGATGGTGCCCTGCATGATCAGGCCACGCGCGCCGCCCGGCAGGGTCACGGTGCCGGAGACGTTCCAGGTGCCGGGCGGTATCACCGCGAATTTCTGGTCGGCACCGGCGCGATCGAAAGCCGCCTGGATGGCGATGCGATCATCCGCCACGCCATCGCCGAGCCCTCCGAAGTCGTTCGGCAGCACCGCCTCACGATCACGGAGGTACTTCGCGAAGTCGCTCTTGTTGAGGTTGGCGTTGAGGACCAGCAGGTCATCGATGCGCGCCGGCATGGCGTTCTCCGATCAGAGGGCGGTGGCGGTGACCGGGCCGGCGAAGGCGGAGACGTTGCCCTCGGCCGAGACGCTGCGGAGCCAGTACCAGCGAGTCTGGCCGGTGGTGAGGCCGGTGCGGTCCCAGGGCAGCGCGGTCGGCTCGCTGGCCAGCTTGGTCGCGGCGGCGAGGCTGGCGCTGCTGGCCTCGAACACCTGCAGCCGGACCCCGTCCGCGGGAAAGCCGCCGGACAGGCGCACGCCGCCCGTGATGCCGGTCGTGGCCAGGCCGGACGCGGCGGCCGGCACCAGCGCCTCGCGCCAGCCTGACACCGCGCCGCTGCGCGCCTGCGCCCGCACGCGAAAGGCGGTTGGCTCCGCGGTCGGGATGGCGACGGCGGTGGCGCCGAAGCCGCCGGCATAGCCCTGCCACACCGCAACCGAGGCCGGCCGGAACTCGATCTCGTAACCCGCGAGATAAGCCGAGCCCACCGCCGACCAGGAGACGGCTATCGCCGAGAAGGATGTCCCGAGCGGCGTCTCCACCAGGATGGCCGCCGGCGCGGCGATCACGCCCGGGTTCGGCAGCACCACGGACGGGTTCTGCCCCGTCGCGCGCTCATCTGTCGCCGGGTTCCAGGCCCAGACGGCCGGATCTTCCTCGGCGAGCTGCAGGTTCACCCCGCCATCGGGTGCCAGGGCCCATCCCGTCACCCGCGCCGGAAATGGCGTCAGGCGTTCCAGCGCCACCGTCACCCCATCCCAGGGCCGCAGCCGCAGCGCCGAGAGGTTGGCCTGCATCGCCACCTCGCGCTGGCGGCGGTTGCGTTCCAGTTCGATTTTCATAAGGCGCTGGACCGTCGCCGCCGAGGTGGTGAGCGGGAACTCCATGTCCCGGTAGATCGCCTCGCCGCCATCCTCGGTGACGTGGTTGCTGGCCAGCAGCGGTGGCGCGTCGGTCGGCTGCCAGGCCGCGGCCGGCTCGACATAGACGGCCCGCACCCCGTTGAAGAGATCCCGCCGCGGCCGTGAGCCCACGATGGTGACGTCCCCGCGCAGATCGTCGGAGGTGAGTGTCGCCGCCGGCAGCGCCGGCGCGCCGGCATGGATGTAGAAACGCCCTCCACTCACCACCAGCGCGCCGGCCATGGCGGCGACCAGCTTGCGGGTGATGGCGATCTTGCCCTCGCCCAGTGTGACGGCACCGTTGACGGTGTAGCGGCGCTCGGCGGTGCCATCGCGGCGGCCCATGATCTCGTCGCAGATGTTGGCCGCGGCCATGAGCGCGGGCAGATCGATATCAGCCCAGGCGGCGCGCCAGCCGAAGGGCGAGGTCAGGTACCAGGCCAAGCACAGCGCCGGATTGTCGGACCAGCCCGTGGCGCCGGTGCGCGGATCGAGGATGGTGTCCGCCCCCTCGACGATCGCCGACAGGCTGGGCGCGCCGGAGGGGAAGGCTTCGGGTCGCAGCTTAAGGCGGACGGCGAGATAGGCGCGGCCCTGGCCACGATGCGCCGTGGTCCACTGGCCGCCGGTGTCCGCCACGAGGTTGGCATTGGCGGCCTGGCCGGGATCGCCGAGCGCACGATCGATCCGCAGCAGGCCGGCGAACTTCGCGTCGGTGGAGGCGGTGCCATTGAGGAAGACCTCGCCGATGGCGCGGACGCGATGCGCCGCCAGCACCACCACGACGTGGAGGAAGCCGTCGGCGCGAGCCTCGTCGTCGGTGGCGGAATGCAGGAACACCACGGGGCCCGAGGTGCGGCAGCGGCCGAAGACGATCTGGTGCTCGGTGATGGGCTGGCGGAAGGACTGGGTGCGGCCGGCACCGGGCGTGCGGGGATCGAAGCCGGAGCCGGGACCGGTGTCGGTCCCTGGCGTGACGTTGGCGCTGCGGGCGGCGGAGGGCGACTTGGGGCGGAAGACGGCGGCGCCCACGGCGGAGACCACCAGGGCGGCGCCGGCGGCCGCCACGGCGCCCAGGACGCCGCCACCAATGACGGCCGAGGCGGCAGCACCTGCGGCGGCGGCGATGAAGGGGATGGCAACGGGCATCAGCCAACCCTCCAGGCGATGGTGCAGGCGGTGATGGGGAGGCGCAGCAGCCCCACGGGCCCGACGAAGGCCACGCGGCCGGCGTCCAGCACGACGCCGAGACGGTCGGGACCTTCGGCCAGGACCACGTCGCCAGCGCGGGCGAAGGGCACCGGCACGCGGGGGTAGCCGGCGGTGTCCGCCATCTCCGCCCAGCAGGGTCGGTGCTGCCAGGAGGGACGCCGCCCGGTGGACGCGACCACCGCTGCCATGGCGAAGCGCCCGCAGTTCCAGCGCGCCGCGTCGAAGGGCCGATGCTCGGCTGCGGTGATGAGGGCGGCCAGCCGCTCGGGCCAGTCGGTGCGGCGGCCGATAAGCATGGGTCCGACTCCCCCCAACGGGGCTAGAAGGCCGTAACTCTTGACCTCCGCGTGGCGAACACCCATCCGAACCAGAGTGGGTTGTGGAGAGACAACGTGGCGATCAGACCAATAGAGCGCGATGACCTACCGGGTCTGAAGGCCATCATTGATGCGAACGAGTTGTTTCCCGCAGCGATGCTCGACGAGATGGCGGCCGGGTACTTCGACGGCAATTCATCCAGCGAGATGTGGCTCACGGTCGACGACGGCGGCCCTATCGCAATAGCGTATTGCGCCCCCGAGCGAATGACCCAAGGGACGTGGAACCTCCTGCTGATCGCCGTGCATCCTGTTCAGCAAGGTCAAGGAGTCGGCGCGAAGCTGACCAAGCATATCGAGTATAGCCTGGCAGCGTCTGGTGAGCGCGTTTTGCTCGTTGAGACGTCGGGTCTGCCGGAGTTCGCTCGCACCCGCTCGTTCTATCGCCGGCTTGGCTACACCGAAGAGGCGCGCATCCGAGACTTCTATCAGGCCGGCGAAGATAAGATCATTTTCCACAAGGCGCTCAATTCGCCGCAGTGATCAGGGCTGTTAGCCGCTCCGGCCAGTCGGCCAGCCGGGTCACTGGATCGGCAGCCGGATCTCCGCCTCCTGGAGCGCCGGCACGAACTCGAAGAACCGATCGCCGGGGTATTCGGCCTGCTGGTCGGCGTCCGTGTAGCGGCGCACCTCGGCGCGCTCGAGGTCGACCAGGCGGCTCTCGCAGGCCAGCGCCACGGAGGGCTCCGCGCCGTCCGTGACCTCCATCGTGTCCATCAGCCCCGCCCAGAGCGGGAACGGGTCCGCCACGAAGGCCCCCTGGGCATCGAGCAACGCGCCCCACAGCGTGACCGGCCGCAGGCGATAGCTACGCTCGGCCAGGGCGATATCCACCACCTCCTGCGGCACGGGCGACAGCGCGAGGGTGAGCCGCACCGCGCGCAGCTCCACCGTCTCCTCCACATCCGAGATGGCGCCGATGCTGCCGGCGCCCTCGAACACCTTCCCGGCCCAATCCAGCGGCCCGAGCCCGGACCAGACGCGAAAGGGACCGGTGGCGAAGTCGAGCTCGACCAGCACCACCGGCGTGGCGATCGGCGCCGTGGCAGCCGCCGCCGCCTGGTTGCTGAGGCGTGGGGTGCCGGACATCAGAGGGCCTCCTCCATGCGGACGGTGACGGCGGCGAAGGGCCCGGGCCGCGTCGGGTTGGCGGCCTCGTCGTCCGACACCAGGCGCATCGGGACGCTCGGCAGCGACAGGATCAGCGGCTCGCCCACCACCACCGCGGCGCGCAGCGGTGGCGCGATGGCGAGGGTGGCCGTGCCCGCGCCCGAGGCGGCGATGGCGGCGGTGGCGATGTAGAGCCGTCCGCCCAAGCCGATGTAGTCGCCGGCGCCGACCGCCACCATGCTGGGCCACCAGCCCTGCGTGACGATCGACAGCGCTCCGCGCGGCGCGCCGGACGCCAGAGACGGATTGCCAGAGCCGACGACCATGCCCGTCCCATCTGTGAAGATGGTCGCGTCGGAGAAGCTGTACGGCCCGGTCGGCACATCGCCCTGGCTGCGCGGATCGCCGGTTCGGTATTCGCGCCGCCAATCCCAAATGCGCACCGTGTTGGCGGAACCGGCGAGTGCGGCCAGCAGCCCATCCATCACGCCGGCCTGCACGCGGCCTAGCGGCTCGAAGCTCGCCTCCGCCACCCAGCGCGCCCCCTCGCGCCGCAGCACCTGCGTTGCGCGGGTGACGGGCGAGACGAAACGCAGGGTGTTGTGCTGCAGGTAAAAGCTCAGCCGCGACGGGCGCAGCGTGGCGGGCCAAGCGTATTCCGTCATTGGCCCTATCCCCGCACGATGGAGGTGGCGCTGCCGCCGCGGCGGATGGCGTCGAGCGTGGCCGCGCTGGCCTGCCGGACGATCTGCGCCGACAGCACGCGCAGTCGCGCCTCGACCCCGGCATCGGCGCCGCGCGCGTCGATGGTGATGCTCTGGTTGATCACTGGTCCGCCTGGCGCCATGCCATTGGGCAGCACGGTGCCGCTGCGGTTCGGCACGAACCATTCGGGGCCGCGCTCGCCCACGATGTAGGGCTGGCCGCCCGCTACCGGCCCGCCCTCGGCGCGGAACAACCCGCCCAGTGCCGAGCCCAGCCCCGAGAAGATCGAGCCGAAGTCGAAGCCGGCCAGGCTGGAGGTCACCGCCGTGCCGAGCGGCTCGGTGATGGTGCGGCGGACCACGATGCGGGCGATGTCCTGCAGGATGCCCTGCAGCACCTTCGAGAAACTCTCGCCCTTGATGATCGCGTCCTCAAAGGCCGAGGAGAAGGTCAGGCCGAGTTCCCGCGCCGTGTTGCTGGTGCGCTCGGTCGCCTGCTGGACGCGCTGCTGGCTGCGCTCCAACTCCTCCAGCGCGGCATTGGCTTCGCGGGAGACGGTCTCGTCCGGGATGGGGCGGCCGATGCGTTCGGAGCGTTCGACCAGCCGGCCGAGGGTTTCCAGGCGGCGGGTGTAGCGTTCCTGCGCGTTCTCGTTGTTCTGGATTAGCCGCTCGCGCTCGCGGATGATGTCGTTGATCTCGCGCTCGGCCTCGCGGTCCGGGCGCGGGATGGCGGCCACGCGGCGGGTGGTTCCCTCGATGCGGCGCAGCGCCTCGTCACGCTCGCGCAGCGCCAGGGTTTCGAGGCGCGTGCGATCGGCGGCGGTGATGCCGCCGGCGGCCTCGGCCTCACGCAGGCGGCGGACGCGGTCGTCGTACTCGCTGTTGATCCGGAAGCGATCGTCGAGCGCCTTGCGCAGTTCCTCGGCATCGGCGGCGGTGCGGCGGCGACGCGCCTCTGCGGCCTGGGCAGCGGCGCTCTCCTGCTCGGTGCGCTGGCGCTCGCCGGCCGCCGCCTCCCCGCGGGTGATCTCCTCCTGCAGTTCGGCATACTGGCGGCGGAGTTCCTCCAGCCGGGCAGCGCGATCCACGCCCGCCTGCTGCTGGGCGGTGCCGACCAGGCCGCCGCGGATCGAGCCGCGGCGGGGCTGCGAGCGGAGGCTGTCACGGCCGTCGCTCTCCGCCTCGAGGCGGGCGATCTGGGCGCGCAGCGCCTCGGCCTGGGCGCGGCGGTCGGCCTCCTGCTCGCTGGGCAGCAGCAGGCCGGAGCCGCGGCGCACCCCGTCCAGCACGCGGGCGGCGCCGGAGAGCGCGCGGGCCAGCGCGTTGGACAGGCCGATCGCCTGGTCGAGCCGGGCCAGGAACTGGTCGGCGGCAGCCGTCAGCTGTCCGAAGGCGCGGCCGACCGAAAGCGGCGCGCGCTCGAACTCGCCGTTCAGCCGCTCGACCGCGCGCAGCAGAGCGGGGAACACCGTGTCGGCGGTGAGCTTGCCCTCGGAGCCGAGCTTGCGGAGCTCGCCGATGGAGACGCCGAGCTCGCGCGCCAGCGCCTGCGCCAGGGTCGGCAGGCCTTCGAGGATGGAGCGCAGCTCGTCGCCCTGCAGGGTGCCCGAGGCCAGCGCCTGCGCCAGCTGCTGGGTGGAGGAGGCGATCTCCTGCTGCGAGGCGCCCGACGCGATGGCGATGCGCTGCAGGCCGCCGACCAGGGTGGCGACCTGGTCGGAGGTGGCGCCGATCTCGCGCGCCGCGATCGAGAAGCGCGCGAAGGCGTCCACGCTCTCGCGGACGGCGACGCCGGTCTGCAAGCTGTCGCGATACAGCCGGTCGTAGATCTCGCCGGCACGCTCGACCGAACCCAGGGCGGTATTCAGCCGGCCCATCGACTGGGTGAGCGCGTCGCCGGCCACGACCACGGCGCGCAGTCCGGCGGCAAGGCCGGCGATCTGCACGCCACGGACCGCGACATCCAGCAGGTCCAGCGCGCGGGAGGCGCGGTCGGCACCGCCCTGGATGCGCTCCAGGCTGCGGCTCCCGGTCTCGCCGACCTCGCGCAGCTCCTGCTTGACCCGGGCGGCGTCGTCCAGCGACAGCCGGACCGAGACGCGGCGGGTGGCGTCAGCCATGCGTCACGCCTCCTGCGTCGGTGGGGTGGTCAGGGTCCGGGGGGATCGGTGCGGCGCGCGGCGCTGCCGGCGGCGAGGCCCATGCGCATGGCTAGGAGCAACTCGGCGGCGGCCCAGCCGGAGGCGCCCATCTCGCGCGCGGTGGCGAGCGCGGCCGGCATGTCGAGGTCGAGACCGGCCATGGTCGCCGTGGCGCAGGTGGTGCCGGCGGCCCAGGCTGCGGCGCCCTCGACGCTGGCGGGTGCGTTGGCGGCGTAGGGGCAGGCGAGGCCGCAGTCGCGATCGAGGGCGGCGCAGCCGCGGCAGTAATCAGGGCCCTGGCCGAAATGCCATTCGGCCCGGGCCCTTAGCCGTTTCCCTCCAGGGCCACGGCGGCGACCTGGCCTGTGGCGCGATCCCAGAAGGCGGCGGCCATCTCGTCCATGTCCATCAGGCGTTCGACGGCTTCGGGGGAGAGCGGAAGCGGCTTGCCGGCGGCGTCGCCCACACCTTCCCAAGCGGTGACGGCGTGGCGGGCGAGCGCCTTGACTAGGAACGCGAAGGCGAGACCGCGGGCCATGTCGGGGTCCAGGTCCGCCTCCGCGGCTCGCAGCGCGCCAAGGCGACGGGCCGAGCCGGCCTGGGCGGCGGCCATGACGGCGGTTGTGACGGGGCGGATTTCCACGCGGACACCGCGCGGCAGGTCAAGCCAGTACGGCTCGACCGGGAGGTCGAGGGTGAGCATATTCGGGTCTCCGAACGGTGGGTTGCGAGAAGAGAGCGCCTCGCGGCGCGCGGAACGGCACGACAAGCCGGCTACGGCTTCGCCCCTGACGGTCGGCTGCGGAGAAATGGCGAGGTTCGACTGGCGAAACGCTGAGCGATCCGGCAGCTTCGCGCATCGCAGCCAAAAACCGAACTGTAATCGAGTCCTGTCGAATGGAAGCAGCTGAACGCACGCTTGGTCAGGTTCTCACCGACCAGATCCGGTATGAGATCCCGCCCTACCAGCGTCCCTACTCTTGGGAGGCCGGCAACGTCGAGCAATTGCTGGATGACGTATGGGAAGCCTTCCAGGCGAAGGACGAAGAGTACTTCATCAGTTCGCTGATCACGATCGAGAAGAAAAGGGCGGAGCGCTACGAGGTAGTGGACGGCCAGCAGCGCCTTACAACGCTGAATCTAATTTTCGCGCGCCTCCGCGATGCACTGGATGAGCCAGCGCGGTCGGCTCTTGGCGCAGTCGTGCTGCCGAAGAACGTGCTGACGGGCGAGGAAGAGGCGCCCCGACTGACCCTACGCGCCAAGGATCAGCCCTTCTTTCGCCGACACGTTCTCGCTGCGATCCCTCTGACCGAGGCAATCCGCAGAGAAATCGCCAAAGACCAGGACGCGCCCAAGCGTCGCCTCATCGAGAATCTGGAGGTGATTGACGCGTTCCTGGCCGGCAAAAATCAGCAAGCGCTGAGGCTATTCGCCAACTTCCTGCTGAAGAGCGTCTACGTCGTGTTCGTGACGACCACCTCCCTGCAATCCGCCCATAGGCTCTTCAACGTCCTGAACGCACGTGGCGTGCCGCTCTCGAACGCCGACCTCATCAAGAACATGCTGTTCGGAAAGCTTACCGGGAGCGTCGACCGAAGCGCGGAACTCGATGAACGGTGGCTTGAGCTCGAAGAGACGATTGGGATCGAGCGTATGGACCAGTTCCTCGGCCACCATCGGACTGCGGTGACGGCAGCAAAAGCCCGGAAGACGCTGCAAGAAGAATACCACCCTCTCATCGCGGCAAGCTCCTCGCCATTCGAGTTTTTGGATGTGGTAACAACCTCGGCGCGGAACTACGTGCGAATCCAGCAGAATGAGTTCGATGGTGCTACTGCCCGCCGATCGCTGCGGTCACTTCACCGAGTTGAATTCGAAGAATGGGTGCCGCCGCTCCTGGCGTTTCTCAACGCCCCGGTGCCGGCCATGCAGGAGGGTGAGTTCATCGCCTTGCTGGAAAAAATCACGTATCAAAACTGGGTGCGGCGCCTCGCCTTTACAGCGCGGTTGACGGTCTACTTTCAGCTCATCAGCGCGCTGCGCACCGGAGCCCCCGCCGAGCAGGTACAAGCGATTTTCCAACAGAACGGCCGCGATGATGAGTTCCGGACACTGCTGGACGGTGAGGTTTACGGGAAGCCGTTTGCGCAGGCACTGCTGCTGCGCATTGAGGAGGCGGACCAGGATGAGTCCGTCACCAAGGATTATGGGGGCAAGATCACCATCGAGCATGTGCTGCCGCAGGCGCTGAAGGACGCTTACTGGCGCGAGCGCTTCTCGGACGACGCGCATCGGCAGTTCGTGCATCGGCTGGGAAACCTCGCCCTCCTCGCCGGAACAAAGAATTACCGATCCCAGTATTTCGCGTTCGACCGCAAAAAGGCGATCTATAAGGAGCGGAACAACAAGGTTTCGTTTGATACGACCAAGCGAATTCTCGACGAACCCGAGTGGGGTGCCGACGCGATCGCCACAAGGCAGCAGGCCATGATGGAGAGCGCTCTGCGTCTCTGGAGTCTTGGCTGACGAGTTCGTCCACCACGCGCGAGGCCCTGCACGAGTCTTCATGCCGGCTCGTTATCAGAACGACGGCTCGACCACGCTTCCTCGTGTTCTGTCGCTTACGCGTACTCCGTCCCTGCCTGCTGGTTCCGCAGCACCGCCGTCATCATCCGCGTCGCCGTCGCGTTGAAGGCGGCCCTGAAGTCGAAGCTGGCCTCCACTCCGGCTGGCCCCTCGATCGGCGTCTTGGCCAGCGCGAGATAGACCTCGTGCAGTGTGATGGTCAGGCTGCGGTTGGCGTCGATGGTGAAGGCCAGGGCGAATTCCGCCGAGGTGCCGGCCTGCGCCTGCGCCAGCAGCGTCGTGTTTTCGAAGCGCACCGTGATCTGGCCGGTGCAGCGGGCGATGCCTGGATCCACGCCCTCGACCCGGCGATCGGCGCGGATGGTGCGCACCGCCTCCATCCCGTTGGCATAGGTGAGCCGCGCGCCGGTGACCTGCGCCAGGGCCACGCTGCTGCGCGTAATGCTGCCCTGTGCCTTGTTGAATGCCGTGTAGGCGGCGCTGGTCGGCGTGCCGCCTGACGTGGCGCCTGTGCGCACCGAGCCCTGACCCATGAGCCCGAAGGTCGCCGTCGCCGCGCCGGTCGGTGTGAAGTCCATTTCCAGCGTGTCGGCGCGCACGCCTGTGCAGACGTCGAAGCTTGGCACGTCAGGATAGCCGATCTCCATCGCGTTGCTCGGCAGCGCGACCGCGCCCGAGCCGAAGGTATGGATGAAGTTGGTGGTGCCCGTGGTGGTGGGCGCGCCCAGCAGCAGCCGCAGCCAGTGGCCGATGTTGATCAGGTCGACCGGTACCACCGCCTGGCCGGCAACCGTCACCGTGTCGAGGAAGGGCGCTGCCGGATCGCGGTTGCTGCCCACGCCGATGACATCGGCATCCAGCAGCGGCTGCTCCGCGCCGAGGTCGCAGGAGAGGAACGGCATGCGCCGCCAGTTGCTGCCGGGGGCGGTGCCGTAGGTGGTCTCGGGCAGCATTAGCAGGCGGCAATTCGCGCCGATGGCACGGGGCATGGGCTTTCTCCTGGAGAGGGATCAGGCCAGCGGCGAGCCGGCGACGGTGAACCAGAGGGTGACGGGGATGGCGGCGGCACGGGCTGCGGCAGCGCCCTCGAACTCGACATCCTCGAAGTTGGCACTGCCGGGCTGCGCCCATTCCACCGCCCCACCGAGGGTGCGGTTGGCGGTGATCGCGGTGCCGATGTCCACCAGCAGCGCGTCGAGCAGCGTGTTGCGTGCGGCGGGCGTGGCGCCGGCGACAGTGATCTCGATCTCGGCGCGATGCTCGACCTGCCAGGCGAGTGGCGAGAGGATCGGCGTTTCCTCGACGCTCTCGCCGTCACGGACCAAGACGAGCCCGCCGGCGGGGATGCGCTGCGGGATGGTCTCGCCGCGCAGCACGATCGGCGCCGGGTTCCGAACGGCGAGCGCCGTGACCAGCCGGCTGTGCAGCGCGGCGATGGCGGTCTCGCGCGCGCTCACGCTGACCTCCCGCTCTCGCGCTCCCAGGTCGCCACGAAGCGCCCTGGCAGCCGGCGCAGCCCACGCTCAGCCGCACCCCGCACGTCGAGCCGCTTGGCCAGCTTCACCTGGGACAGCAGGAGGAACATCGGCACCATCCCCTGTTCCAGCAGGCCGCGCGCCCAGGCCTCGCGGCCTTTGCGGTTGGCCGTGCCAACTTCTGTCACGCCGCCCGCCACCAGCCGCGTTCGGCGACGCCGCCCGGTCTGCTCTCCCTGCCGCAACGGCAGGCACCAGACAAAGCCGCGCCCAGACTTGAAGGGGCGCAGGAAGCCCTGGCCGGAGGCGACCATCTGCGCCGCCGTAACCCGCATGCCCTTCTCGCCGCGGCCCCGGCGCCCACGCGCTGCGTTGAACCCGGTCGGGATGGCGAGGAACTTCCCGCCACCCTTGGCGTGGATCAGCGCTCCGCGCTCAAAGGCGTCGATGACGTTCGGCACCTTGGTGAAGACCAGCCCGGCCGGTCGCAGCGACTGCCCGGACCGCGGGAAGATCATCGACCGCCAGGCATTGGCGATGCCGCGCGCGTTGCCCGAGAAGGCCGTCGTCACCTGGCGGCGCAGCTCGGCCTTCACCTGCTCGGTCTCGGCACGGATCGCCGTCATGGCCGCGCGCTCGCCCGCCCGCACCTCGTCCACCAGCACCTTGCGCAGGTCGCCGACGATGGCGGCACCGAGGCGCATGGATCAGCGCCCGCCGAATTTGCGGCTGAGGATCCGAAGCAGCAGGTCATGCAGCGCGGCATAGCCGAGCGTCCCGGCCAGCCACGCAACCGCGAAGAGCCACCAGCCATCGAGCTCGAAGGCATGGGCGATGAGCCAGGCGCCGGTGCCGAGGCTGCCGCCGGCCAGCGCGTGCAGCAGATAGGCACGGGTCAGCAGCGGCCGGTCGGCCGAGGAGAAGCGCGCCATCGCCCCGAGCGCACCCAGGGCACCGGCGAGCAATGCCTCACCGATGATGCTGCCGATGCGCTCAGGGTCGATCATGTCGGTGCTCCTATCGGCGGCAGAAGACGCGCCAGGCGATGCCGGCGGCGTCTCGCTCGGCGTGCTGGACGTTCAGCGTGTCGGCGCCGAGGGTGAAGGTGTCGTCCGCCTCGACCGCGGGCAGCACGGCGATGGCGACGGTCAGGACGTCCGAGGCCTGGATGACGCTGGTGCCGAAGGCGTCGCCGAGACGGTCCGGCGCCGAGCGGACCACGCGGAGCAGGACCGGAACCCCGGTCCCACCCGCGCGATAGCTCGCATCCGCACCAATGTTCGAATCCGCGGCCAGCGCGTCCATGGCCGCGGCGAATGCGCTCACGCTGGCCGCCGCAGCCGCCAGGCGAGCACGCCGATGACTGCCGCCACGATGACGGCGATGGCGACAGCGGGCGCCAGCGTGCCCAGCGCCTGGATGGCGGGGGCCGCCTGGGCCACGGCGGTGGCGATGCCCGCCGCACCCACCAGCACCGCGCCACGCCCGGTGCCGGTGACAGCCGCCACCTCGCGGAGGGTCACCGGCGCGGCGGGCGGCACGCCGGCGAGCGTGAGGGCCCGGTCGATCACCGCGGCCGGATAGGCGAGCCCGGCGCATTCATGGTGGATGATGGCCTCGACCAGCGGGCGCAGGTGATCGTGCCGATGCAGGTCGATCGTCTCGTCCGGCCCGACGCCGATCCGCCGCGCCACCACCGCGATGTAGGCTGCGGTGTCGTTCTCCACCTTGGGCGCCCAGCGCTCGATGATCGCCCGCGGCGTCCGCAGCTTGTGCCGGTCCTGGTAGGTGACCAGCAGGACCGCCAGCGCGCGGATGCCGAATTCATGGCTGATGAAGCGGCAGAAGCGTCCGTCAGTGGGTGGCTCGGCGAGGCCCTGCCATTTGTTTGCCGGGACGTGCTCGATGTTCCCGGGGTTCCGGTTGCGATAGCCCCGCGTGGCCTTCGGATCGAGGCTCATGCGCCGGACGCCGGAACACGCAGCAGCACGGCGCGGACCGTGGCGTCGCCCGCCAGCGCCGCCACCGTGGCCATCCCAACCTGGAAATTGCCGGTGGCGGTGGTGGTGAGGCGGCGGTTGGTGTTGTCCCAGAACAGCCGCGCCCCGGCGGTGATCGCCAGCGCCGGCTCCTTGGTGATGTCAAAGACGCCCTTGGTCTGGCACTCGATGACGGCGTTCTGCACGCCGTCGACGGCGGCCACGCCGAAGAGCGCGCCGACCAGGACGCCCTGGCCGGAGGTGACGCCGCCCGCATAGGGGACGGCGAGCGCCAGGCTGTCGCCAGGCTGCACGTAGTTGCGCATGGGGAAGAGGTCTCCACAAACGCAGAAGGCGTCCCGAAGGACGCCCTCTGCGTGGATTGATGATGGATGGACTGATGCGGGCGGTGGGGATCAGGTGCCCGGGTTGAACCAGGCGCCGCGCCAGTCGATGGCGCCCACGCCGAAGTCGAAGATCACCGAGACCTCGACGCCATCGACGCCCTGGACATTGCCGGTGGTGACCTGCGGCCCCTCGGCCCCATTCAGATAGCCGTAGACGTAGACCGGCGCGGCCATCGGATCCGAGAACAGGTACCAACGGTTGGCCGGGATCAGCGGCTCGACCAGCGGCTGCACGAAGCCGGCGTAGACGTTGGCGTTGCTGGTCTGCGTCGCCTGCACCGAGACCGTGAGCTGCCGGGCGGCGAGTTCCTGGTTCGGCCCGACCAGCAGGCGCATCTGCGCGCCGACCGCGATCGGCAGACCGTCGAGGGTCTTCTGGCGCATGACCGCGGCCCGGCCGAGCGCCAGGTTCGGCAGGTCGAGCGCGGTGCCCGCGCCCGCCTTGTTGGCCCGCGCCGCCGCCGTCCCGAAGACCGCGGCCGCGCCGGTGGTGAGCGTCGGGCCGTCGCCGCCGGCGCTGTTCACCAGCGCATAGGCCGTGGCGTTCTCGAAATCCGCGACGCGCCGGCCGATCATGCTGGCGAAGTCGGTGAAGGCGCCGAGGTCGTCGTTGACCAGCATCTGCCGCGTGACGCGGATGCGCCGGGCGAAGGTCTGCAGGAAGACCAGCTCCTGGCTCTCCGACATGGTGCCAGCCTGCACCTCGCCATTCTCCGACAGCGGCAGCAGCGTCGGGAAGTCGCCGACGCGGAGGTGCCGGTGCGGCTTGAAGTCCCGGAAGTCGCGCCGCAGGAACAGCGTGCGGTAGGTCGGTGCGGCCGGCGCATAGGCGGCCAGCAGCATCTTGTTGGCCGCGGCCGAGAGCAGCGCCGGAAAGTCGCTGGTGGTGTGGAAGGCGCGCTCGGCCAGGATGGTCGGGTTGCGCGGCACATTGCGCTCGCCGCGGGCGCGGAGCAGTTCGCCGATCATGTCCGAGGGGCGCCAGCCGAGGAACTCGGTGTGGCGACCGGTGGCCGGGGCCTGGTAGCCGGGCATGGTGCGAGCGGCGAGTGCCTCGGCCATGGCGTCGAGGAGCTGCGACGGGTCCTCGTTGGAGGGGCCGGTGTCGGGGCGCGCCGGCAGGGACGGGCGCGCGGCGCTGCTGGTGAAGGCCTCCCAGAGCCGACCGCGCAGCACCTCCGGGGAGACGCGGTCCCGGATGGCAGCCTCACGCATGGTATCGAGCATGTCGGGGGTGACGAGGCCGCGGGCTGCGGCCAGCACCGGCTCATAGCCGGCAATGCGCTCGACGGCGGCGCGCTCCGCCTCGGCGCGGATGGCGTCCAGATCGGGCGCCGGCGGCGCCGCACGGGTCGGCTCAGGCGGGGTGGCGGTCGTCGTGGTCACGGGGACCTCCTGGTGCGGGATGGTGGGCGGCGCGGGCGGCGCCGGCGCGGGATCCGGCGAAGCCGGCGTCGTCTCGGGCATGGGTGGTTCCTCGGGGATGGTCAGGGCGGGTTCGATGGCGGTGGCGGGGGCGCCCTGGTCCCCCTCGCCACGGACGACTGCGGCCGCGTCCACCGGGACGGGCACGATCGAGATCTCGTAGGGCTCCCAATCCACCGCGCGGTGGATGGTCTGGCCGGTGGCGGCGTCGGGCCGGGGCTCGTAGCGATGCACGCGGTATCCGACGCTCACCGACTGCAATGTGCCGTCGGCGACGCGCTGCCAGACCGGCTCGACGTCATCGGCGCCGCTGAATTGCAGGGTGGCGTAGCCACGACCGGCCTCGAGGCGGGCGGCGGTGACGCGGCCCAGCACGTCACGCGTCCCGGCACGGCGATGCGTGTCCAGCACAGGCGCGCGACCGGAGCGGAGCGAGTCCATGCGCACCGCCTCTGGCCGCATGTCGAGCTCTTCGAGGATCGGCCCATAGGGCGGCACGAAATTGCGGGCCCGCGCGCCGGTGCTCCATACCACCTCCACCGTCCGCGCGGCGCGATCGACGGTGACGGGCGCCGCCAGGGCGCGGCAGGCTACGATCGATTGCCCAGCGGTGGGCAGTCGATCGGGCGCAGGGTCCTGCTCCGGCGCGGGGAGGTCCCCGCACGGCTCGATCGGCTCGGTCATGAGATGTGCTCCTGGGCGGCGCCGTTACGGCGCGGCGAAGCCCTGCGCGTTGATGTAGACCTGCGCGCCGGTGGTGATGCAGGCGACGTTCATCGCCGTGGCGGCGGTGCCGCGTAGCGGCGTCGGGAAGGTGATCTCGACCGGGGCCGCCATCGCCGCCGGCAGCAGCTGGCGCCAGATCACCGTGGCGCCGTCCTTGATCACTACCTCCGTTGCCACTGTCGCGTGTGCATTGCGGATATCGATCGAGGTCACGTAGTTCCGGATGCCGGCCGCCGCCGCGGCACGGAGCACCACGTCGGTGGTGTTGATGATCCCACCCGCGGCAGCGGCGTACTGCCAGTCGGCTTCGGGGATCGCGTAGGGCTTGGTCACCAGCGCGCCGATCAGCGTCGCCAGCAGATCCACGCCGCGTGCCGTGCTGACGGCGACCGGGTTGGCCGAGTAGCCGGTGGCGGCCAGCACCGGCAGCGCACCGCTGGTGTTGCGGGCCTGGCCGCCCACCGGCGTGACGGACGGCGCGATGGTGCTTAGGACGTTCACGCCCAGCCCCTGGCCCGCAACCGACTGGCCGCGGCCGGCCGTGATTTCCGTCGTCAGCTCGGCATAGTCCGCGATGGTGACGAACTGGACCTTGATGTCCGTGTTCGAGGCCGGCGCGAGGTTGCGCGAGACCGAGGCCCAGCCGGTGTTCAGATACGCGCCGGTGAAGGTCGAGCCGACCAGGTCGAAGCTGTTCGCGTCGATCACGGTGATCGTGAAGCTGCCATTCGCCCCCGGCACGCCGGAGACGTCCGCCACCGTCACCACGTCGTTGGTGGCAAAGCCATGCGCCGCGCGGGTGATGCGCACCGCGCCACCGCCGTTGTTCGCCACCGCCGAGACGCCGCTGATGAACTGCCGATTCCGCACGCGGATCCGAAAGCGATACAGCGCATTCGGCTCCGGGATCTGCTGGTGCCGAACATAGGAGTTCGAGCGCGCCGCCGTCGTGTCGAGCAGCCGGCCGTGGAAGTAGCACTCGTCGTTGGTCGGCTCGAGTTCCAGCACCGACCAGCCGGCCGGGGCCGTGGTCGGAATGGTGCTGCCGGATGTGCTGCCGAGGCGCGGGGCGCCCTCGCTCTGGACTTCGTAGTTCGCGAGCGTGGCGCTGGCCCCGTCCAGCCGCCAGGCCGCCGCACTGCGCCCGTCCGGCTGGGCGGTGGTGGGATCGATGCTGACGAGCTCGAGCCACACCGACTGGCCGACGATGCGCTGGCTCATGTTCACCGCCACCATGACCCGAAGCGGGATGGTGAAGGTGGTGCGGCTGGTGAGCGTCAGCTCGTCGTCCAGCGTGGTGCCGGTGGAGATGGTGATCGCGCCATCGGCCACTGTGTGCGCGATGCCGCCGCCGGTGGCCGCGATCTCCCAGCGGGCCGGATTGATCTCGGTGCCGTTGAAGCTGTCACGGAACTTCTTCTGCATGCTTTTGATCTTGAGCATGTCGTCGGTCCAGTCGTAGGCGCCTGCGATCATTGGGATGCTCCGGGTGTCGGCTCGGCGCGCGGCGACGCGGCACCGGTGGCGGCGATTTCGATGGCGGCGAGCTGAGCGGCGTCCTGGGCCGCGCCGGATTTCGCGACGCGGCGCGGATCGCTGTCGAGCGACAGGCCGGCCTCGTCGAGCAAGGCATTGGCCTCGCGGATCATCTCCACGACCTGGCGGAAGTCGTAGCCGAAGGCACCCACCGCCTCGGGCTGCGGGACAAAGCCGGCGCGCACCTGGGCGATCAGCGCCGTGGTGTCCTTCAGCGGGTCGATCATCTCGTGCGCGGGCGGGACGTGCGACAGGCCCTCGGGAACATCCGCGCCCCACAGTCCGAGCAGCGCGCCCTGCGCGTGAAAGCGGTCCGCGATCGGCCGCACCAGCATCGGGATCAACATCCCGTACTGCACCTGCTCGCAGAGCCGGCGGAACTCGATCTTGCCGGCGCGGAGCGAGGAGTAGTTCGCCTGGGTGAGATCGCCCGCCACCTGGTCGTAGGTCAGGCCGGAGCCGACCGCCGACGCCTCCAGCGCGCGCCGGGCGAAGGCAGCGTGGCTGCCGCCACCGGAGGGATTCACCACCTCCACGGATCCCATGCCGCGGCGATAGAGGATCATGCCGGGCTCGAAGCTCTCCACCGTTCGGCCCTGGGCGTCGCGCAAGAGGCCGGATGCCGGGCCGGTCATGGCATCGTCGCCATCCTCGGAGACGACCGCCGCCAGGCAGGCCTCGATCTTGGCCTTCATCAGCAGCGCGGCCTCGTAGTCGCCGAGATCGCGCAGCCGGGTCAGCACCGGGGCGAGCCAGGAGACGTCGCGCAGCTGGCCAGGCCGGCGCTTGCGATAGATGTGCAGCACGTCGCGCGCCGGCACGCGCTGGCTGCTCAACCAGGTGGCGCCGCCCGGCAGCGCCCAGGACGCGCCGGGGTGCACGCGATGCAGCCAATAGCCGACCGGCTCCCCCGCCTCGCCGAGGCCGATGCCCTGCAAGGTGGGGACACCCTCGATGACGCCCTGCCGCGCCGCGTCGAGGTGATCGCTCTCCAGCACCTGGAGGCGCAGGCCGATCGGGTTGGCCGGCGTGATGTCGGCGGGCAGCAGGCGGACGAAGCATTCGCCGCTCTCAACGACGGCCCGCATGACCAGCGCCTGGAGGCCGTAAAGGTCCAGTCGCCCCTCGGCGTCGCAGGCGGTGCTGTCGGACCAGAGCCGCCAAGCCTCGGCGTGCGCCTTGTCCGGCCAGCGGGTGGTGATGCCGGCGCCGACGGCATTGCCGGTCCAGAGGTCGACGATGCGGGCGGCGTAGGGATCGTTGCGGACAGCATCCCGGGCACGGCGCGCCACAGTGGGGGCCGCAGCACCAACCTCGGCCGTGGCGCTGCCGCCCGACGCTGCCCAGCTCGAGGCGCGGCTGTCCTGTGCGGCGGCATAGCCGCGAAAGGCGTGCCAGGCATCACGAAGGCGCCCCATCACTTGCTTCCCTCGCGGGAGAAGCTGGCGAAGGTCACGCTGGGGCGGCGCGCGGCGCTGTTCTCTGCGGCGTGCAGGACCGACAGGGCGCGGCCAAGCTCGTCGAGGGAGCGGTACTCCACGGTTCGGCCATCGAAGGTCACGCGCGTGGTGCCGCCGGTGAAGGCCGCGGCCAGGACTGCGGCGCGCGTGCCAGCAGGCTGTGCCAGCGCCCAGGCGAGGACGGTCGGATCCATGCTCGTCCTCCTTTCAGCGAAGCCAGCCGCTACGTGGCGCGAGCCAGCCCCGCGGGCGCTGGGTGTCGGATGCGGCTGGCGCAGGTGGTGGCGACTGAGGAGCGACATTCCCGGCGGTGGGAATCTCGCTCGTCCGGAGCGGAGCATCGGCGATCTGGTCCCGCAGCTGCTGCCAGAAGCGGTCGCCATATCGATCCGCACCGAGCAGCCAGAGCGCCGCACGCGCCAGCACCGCGCAGTCCAGCGCCTCGTTCCTCTCGCGCAGCTTGGCCCATTCCTGCCGCGCGAAGCCGCGCCGATCCTTCGTCGTGCGCAGCTGCTCGGCGACCAGCTGCTTGACCCATTCGACTTCGACGCCGCGCGGCAAGTGCACCCAGCCGGGCGGCCATTCCTCAGCGTCGCCGCGGCCGAGCCAAAGGCGGCGATAGAGATCGGCCTTCCAGGTCGAGACCGACACGGTCCACAGCTTCAGCCCGCGGCGGAGCTTCTGGCCATTGACCAGCGCATCCACCGGCGTCGGGCCCTGGACGGGCTGCACCCGGTTCCAGCCATCGATCCCCTTGGTCGGCGCGATCCGTGGATCCCGCAGGCGCCGCAGGTGGCCATAGACGGCGGCGGTGTCGCGGCCGCCGGTGTCGACGCAGAGCCGGGCAATGCGCATCGCGCCACCGCCGTGGCGGGGCCAGTCGCGCGCCAGTACCCGGGCGAGGTCGTCCCAGGGCTCGCGGTCGCGCGGGCTGCCCGGGATCACCACGTGATCGACGAGCCAGGAGGAGAAGCCCTCCGCCCAGCCCCAGACGTCGCATTCGAGGCGGTCGTCCTGGACGTCCACGCCGGCGGTGAGCACCAGCGCACCCGCGGGCACGACCCCCATGGCGAAATCCTCGCGGCGCTCGACCAGGCGCTCCCAATCCGGCGCCTCGCCCTGCTCCTGCCAGGTCTCGCCCAGGACAGTGTTCTTGAAGGTCTTGATGTCCTCGGGCTTGCCTTGGGCTGCCTCCCAATCGCGGGCGATCTGCTCCCAGGACAGCCAGCCTACGGGCGAGTAGAGCGCCGAGATATGGAAGCCAATGGTGTGCGGATCCTGCCCCTCGGCCGTCGCGCGCCACTCGCCGCCGCCGAGCATGGCGGTCTTGTCGTGCTCCTGCATCGGGTGGTCGCAGGCGGTGCAATGATACCGCGCCGTCTCCGGCGCACCCTTCTCCCAAATCAGCCGTTCAAAGCGCAGCCACTGCATCTCGCCGCACGCTGTGCACGGTACGAAGAAGCGCCGCTGGTCGGAGGCGAGATACTCCCGCTCAATCCGGCTGCGGCCCGCGATGGTCGGCGTGCTGACCAGGAACGCCTTGCGCCGCCAGCCGAAGGTGCGGGCGCGCGCCTCGGCCAGGGCGATCGGATCACCCTCGCCAGCGACATCGCCGGGATAGGCATCCACCTCGTCGAGGAACAGGAACCGCGCCGTCATCGAGCGCAGCCCGACCGCGCTGTTGGCGCCGGTCAGCACCAGGATGCCGCCGGGGAATTCCTTCGACAGCATCGTGTTGCCGCTGTCGCGCGCGCGGGCTGGTGCCACGCGCTCCCGCAGCGCCGGCGTTTCCTCCAGCAGCGGGTCGATGCGCTGGCGCGAGAAGCGCTTGGCCAGTTCCACGGTCGGCTGCACCGCCAGCGCGGGCGCTGGCACATGGTGCATGATGTAGCCGAGCCAGTTGTTGCCGCTCTCCGTGGCGCCGACCTGCGCACCCTTCATGAAGACGACGCGGCGGGCGGGATGCACCGCGGAGAGCGCGTCCATCACGTCCTTCAGGTACGGCGTGCGGCTGGTGCGCCAGGGGCCGGGTTCCGCCGAGGCGCGGCTGCCGAGCATGCGATGCCGCTCGGCCCATTCCGAGACGGTGAGTTGCGGTGGCGGCCGGAGCATCGCGCCGACGCGGCGGCGCACATGCTCACGGCTGCGAAGACCGGTCCCCTCCGAGGCCTGCTGGATCGAAGCGATCGGCCGCCTCCGTCAGCAGGTCGTTGATGTGGCTCTGCAGGATGGTCTGCAGCAGATGCGGATCGACGCTGATCTCGGCGGCGATCAGCCCTGAGACGCGGGCCGGCCAGTTCAGCAGCGCGTCGCGCATGGTGCTGCCGATCTCGTCGAGCGCGGCATTGGCCTCGGTGACATCGAGCAGGCGGCGCTTGGTCTCGTCGAGCGAGAGGCGCTGCGCCTCCACCTTCAGGGCGAGCTGCGCGACCTTCAGCCGGGCGAAGGGCGTGCCGTCCGCGCCGGCGCCGCTGGCCAGGGGCGAGCGGGCGGGATCAGCGGTCTCCACCAGGCGACGTCGGGTCTTGTCGATGTCCCACTGGCCATCCGGCTCGCGGGCGATGCGGCCCGCCCGCTCAGCCTTGTGGATGGCGGTGTCGCTGACGCCGAGGCGACGGGCGGCCTCGCGCGTGGAGGCGGTCATTTCCGGCATGGCGGCGACTCTGCCTCCCATCGCGGAGCCGCGATGGGGGCCCGCAAGCCGCCGCGCGTGGTGGCGATGCCGGCCTTCTCAGAGGGGACGAAGGGCGCGCTGGCGAGCGGCTTCAAAGGCGGTGATGGCGGCGGACCAGTCCAGCGTGGCGCCGTCGCCGAGCATCTGCACCGGCGCGAGGGCCACGCGGCGGCGCGACCAGTAGTTCCCGTCGAGTGTGGCGAGCCAGCCTGCCAGCCCCTGTGCGGCAAGCGCCGCGGCGGCGGCCTCGACCTCGGCTTCGCTGGGCGGCGCGGCGCGGCCCATCGTCACGTGCCGGCCGTCCTGCGCCAGGATGATCCAGCGGCGCTCGGAGGGCATCAGCCCTCCTCCTTCTCGGTCTGCCAGGTGGCGTAGTCCACCGTGGCAAAGATCCCGCGCCCGTCGCTGGCGGTGCAGACCTGAATGGTGGCGCGGCCCACGCTGTCGGTGCTGCGCGGCGCGGTGGCGAGAAGCTGCTGCCAGGCGGCGCGGTCCTGCGGGCCTTCGGCAGTCTGGTGCGGGAGGATGGTGGTGATCATCGTCGTCTCCGTCTGGCGGGGCGGGGTGCCCTGCGCGTGACGGACGATTCGCGCTGTGTCGGAGCGCAGCCAACTCGATAAGGCGCCGGGAATCTGGATGATCCCCGGCGCTTCCGATCATGTTCAGCGGCGTGGCTGAGATGCTTCACTCCGCCAGAGCGTAGATGGTGAAGGAGCCCTTCGCGCCCGTCTTGTTCGGGCCGACCATCCGCTCGCGCGACTTCACCTCGACCGCGTGGCCCTTCTTCTTCAGCCCGGCGAAGAAGCCGCGGACCGTGTGCTGCGCCCAGCCCGTCGCCTCGGCGATCTGCGCGACCGTGGCGCCCTCTGGGCGGCGCAGCATGGCCAGCACCTGCTCCTGCTTTGTGCCCTCGCGCGGCTTGCGCGGCGCGGCGGGATCCCGCGCGACGCGGGCGGGCTTGCCGGCGAGCAGGGTGCGCAGGGCCTCCATCGGCGCGTCAAGAGCGCCGATCATGTCGCCCTCGCGGTTGGCCTCGTCATCCCAGGCGGCGAGCGCCGCCGCGGCAGCGTCGCGCAGGCTGGTGCGCGGCGCGGCGGCGCGTGCCGCGAGGGCCTGGTCCAGCATCGCGATCTCCTCCGTCAGGGGCGCGGCCTGGTCGGCTTCGGCGACCTTGGCTTCCTGTGTCGCGGGCTCCGCGGCGGGCGCCACCGTGGGCGCCGTGTCGGGCACGCTGCCCTCGATGCCCGAGCAGTCGGGCTCGCCGGCCTCCACGTCGCCCTCGTTCGGGTCGATGCCGATGGCGCGCAGCCCCTCGTCGGTGATGCGCGCCACGATCCAGGTGCCGTCCTCGTCCTGCCGCCAGCCCAGCCCGACGAAGTCCCGCGGCGCGTTGATCTCGGTGAGCAGGTTGTTCTTGATCAGGCTGCGGAAGACCGCGTTGCGGGCCGCGGCCGGCAGGGTCTTCGGCGCGCGGGCCAGGCCCATCTCGTGCTGCGCCGCGGCGCTGAGGATCACGCGCTGGCTGTCGGAAAGCTTGGTCATCGTGGTGGTCTCCGGTTCCGGGCGCCGGTCATCGGCCCCTACTGCCGGGAGCCCCGCCGGCGCTGCCGGTCGGGGCGGTGCGGGAGTGGCCCGCTTCATTCGGCCCATTCGCCGCGCTTCAGATAGGAGTCCGTCACCCGCGCCAGCAGGCTGTTCCAGTGCTGCAGGCTGGCATGCGCGCCCCAGAGCACCGTCTCGGGATCCGCGCCGAAGTGGTCCGCGCTCATCTGCTGAAGCTCGGCGACCATCGCGTCGAAGCGCGCCTTCTCGGCGAGGAAGGCTTCGAGGCTGCGTTCCTGGTTGCGGGCTGCGCGGGCGGTGCGGTCGGTCATGCTGGTCTCCGTCTGTTGCTGCAGGGAATCCCCTGCGTGTGACGGACCATTCGCGCTGTGGCGCGCACGAGCCAAGCAAGATGCAGCGTCGTGAGATTGCTATGATTCGGCGGTTTGGATCACACCATGATCGACGATGCTGCGGGCCGTGGCGACATCGGCAAAGATGCGATCATCACCCTCCAGAACCGCGGCTTCGCCGGTCGTCTCCTGCCAGCGGCGCACGATGACGTCTGCATAGGCAGGGTCGATCTCCAGCAGCACAGCGCGCCGCCCCGTGCGCTCCGCCGCGATCATGGTGGTGCCCGAGCCGCCGAAGCAGTCGAGCACCGTGTCGCGCAGCTTGCTGCTGTTGCGGATGGCGCGCTCCACCAGCGCCACCGGCTTCATGGTCGGATGCAGGTCGTTGCGCGCCGGCTTGTCGAAGTGCCAGACATTCCCCTGGTCGCGCGCACCGCACCAGTAGTGCTGCGCGCCCGCCTTCCAGCCATAGAGCATCGCCTCGAATTGCTGGTGGTAGTCGGCGCGGCCGAGCGCGAAGGTGTTCTTCGCCCAGATGATGGTGCTGGACCATTTGCCGCCCGCCTCCTGCCAGACGCGATGCAGCGTCGGCCATTCCGAGGAGGACATGCAGACGTAGCAGGCGCCCTTCGTCACCGAGAGCAGGTTGGCCAGCGCGGGGCGCAGGAACTCGGGAAAGCCGCCACCGAGCGCGTCGTTGGCGATGGTCATCTTGGCGGCGGTGCCGCCCTCGTAGGCCACGTTGTAGGGCGGATCGACGAAGCCCATGTCGGCGAGGTGGCCGGCGCCGAGGGCGCGCTGCACGTCGACCAGCTTCGTCGCGTCGCCGCAGAGAAGGCGGTGGTCGCCACAGCGCCAGAGGTCGCCGGCGCGGGTGACCGGAACCACGGGCGGTGGCGGCGCCTCGTCGGCATCATCGCCGAGGCCGGCATCGGCAGCTGCCAGCAGCCGGTCGAGCTCCATGCCGGAGAAACCGAGCACGTCGAGGTCGACCACCGCCTCGTCGCGGATGCGGGCGATCTCCGCAGCCAGCAGTGCCTCGTCCCAGCCCGAGTTCAGCGCGATCTGGTTGTCGGCCAGGCGGAGCGCACGTGCCTGCGCGGGTGAGAGGTGGCCGAGCCGCAGCACCGGTAACGTGGTGAGCCCGAGCTGCTTCGCAGCCATGACGCGGCCGTGCCCGGCGATCAGCACGCCCTCGGCGTCAACCAGGACCGGATTGACGAAGCCGAACTCGGCGATTGACGCCGCGATCTGCGCCACCTGGGACGGGGAGTGGGTCCGGGCGTTTTCCGCGTAGGGGACCAGCCCCGCCACCGGCAGGGTGGAGACAGCGAGATCAGGCAGCATTCGCGGTGACCTCCTGCCTCGTTGCGGCGACCGCGTCGTAATCGCGACCGTCATCGGCCAGCGTCACCGGCATGTCCGGGTGCAGCATCCGCCACCGCGCCACGGCCAGGTCGACATAGGCCGGCGCCAGCTCGATCGCCCGCACGCGGCGACCGGTGCGCTGGCCGGCGATGATGGTGGTGCCGGCGCCGCCGAAGGGCTCAAACACCATGTCGCCCTCGTCGGCATAGGCACGCATCAGGAAGTCCGGCAGCGCGACGGGGAACACCGCGGGATGCTCCGTCTCGATGCCGCGAGCCTTGTGCCGCGTGATGCGCAATACGTTGTCTGGGATCCGGGTCTCCTGCACGCCCTGGCCGGCATGCTGCCATTCGCCGACGGTGCCGTCCTTGGCGCGGAGGCCACCCTTCTCGGAGTTGACGTGTCCCGCCCAGCGGCAGGGGATGATCTTGTTGGGACGCCGGGCCTCGCGATTGAAGTGGAACAGAAGCTCGAAGGCGGGCGACAGCCGCCCGTTCCAATCGCCCGGCAGGCCGGGCCCCTGGTCCCAGGTGTAGAGCCCGAAGCGGCGCCAGCCGCGGGTGCGCATCCAGTCGAGCCAGCCGGCCCAATAGGGCTGCCATTCATTGTCGCGATGGATCAGCCCGAGGTTCACCAGCACCTGGCCATCGGGCCGCATGGCCACGTCGAGATGCTGGAAGACGCCCTGCATCAGAGCGTCCCAATCCGTGACGCCGCCGGTGGTGTAGTCCCGCTGGTTCCCGTAGGGCGGGGAGGTGAACAGCAGCGCCGCGCGGTCCTCACCCATCACGCGCGCCACTGAGGCGGCGTCGGTGCTGTCGCCGCAGAGCAAGCGATGATCGCCCAGTAGCCAGAGATCGCCTGGACGAGTGACGGCCTGGCGCGGCGGCTCCGCATCGGCGTCGGCGGGGTCCTCCGCCGGTGCATCCTCGGTGCCTGCCGCGCCCGCCGCGCCGCCCCCCTCGGCGGGATCCGCGGACAGAGCCTCGGGCGCGTCGCCGTCGGACACGGCATCTCCAGCCGCCGCGAGGATGTCCGCGAGTTCCCCCGCCGAGAAGCCGAGTGCGCCGAGGTCGATGTCCGGCACCGCCTGCACCGCGGCCAGCGCGTCCCGGAGCATCGCCTGGTCCCAGGTCGCATTCTCCGCGATGCGGTTGTCGGCGAGGCGCAACGCCTCCTTTTGCGCCGCCGACAGGTGTCGCAGCACGATCACAGGCACCTTGGCCATGCCGAGCGCGGACGCCGCCTCGAGCCGGCCGTGGCCGGCGATCAGCACGTCGTCCTCATCGACCAGCAGCGGGTTGGTGAAGCCGAAGGCCAGCATGCTGGCCTTGATCTGCTCCAACTGCTCGGCGCTGTGCACGCGGGCGTTGCCGGCATGTGGGCGCAGCTCCGCCACCGGACGCAGCAGGATCTTCGCCGCCATCCAGGGGAGCGTCATGATGCCATCCGGTTTGCAGGTGGTTTGCAGGGCTGCGGCCCGGCGTCGGTTTGCAGCCAACGACCTGAAGCCGCGGGCGAAGGCTGCAAACCGCAACCCATGTTTTCAGCCTGGCGCTAGCGATGTCGCGCGCTTCCGCCCCCCGCACACAGCGGGGCCAGGAAGGAACCATCGGCTCGCGAGCCACTGTCTCTATCGAGCGACGCTGCGGCTCTTGAGCCGCACTGCGGTCGCACCCTTTCCAGGTGTCCAGATGATAGGCCGTGTGGATTTCGGTGCGCAACGCGACATTCTTTTGCTGCGCTACGCATGATTGCGCTCATGCGATTTTTCTTCGATCGACGCGCCGCTCATCACGCCGCCCTCGTCCGCGGCACGAGTCCGAAGTGCCCCGCCAGCACACTGAGCGTCGCCACCAGCATTCCCTGTGCCTGCGGCGGCGCGACGGGGCGTCCGCCCCATCCCTGGCGCATCGCCCACTCCCGCACCGACATCTCCAGGCCGACGACGTGCCAGGCGCACGAGCCCGCTGCACTGTCGTGGCCGCCGAGGGCATCCAGGGCCGCCCCGATCTTGCGGCGTGCGTCCATGTGGTGGTCGGACAGGGTATCAGCCGTCTGGCCTGGCAGGCGGACCAGCACCGACTTCGACATGCCATCCAGGGCGGCGCTGCGGAACAGGGCGCGGAAGTAGCCGCCAGCGTCGTGCATCTGCTGGGTGATGGTCCCGTTCGCCAGCATCATGCCGAGCGTGTCCACGGCGCGACGATGCTGCACCGGAGTGCCCGTCTCGGGATCGGCCTCACGGATCGGGTCCGAGAAGCCGCCATGCTGGAGCCGCCACTTCGAGGGGCCCATCGCTTCCTTCTGCTTCGTGGTCTTCGCCTTCCGCTTACCGGCCATGAGTCTTCTCCTGCTGCCGTGGGCCCCAGCGGCGCACGGCTTCGTTCTGGATTGCCTGGCGCAGCCAGGGATCGGTGATGTCCTCGAGGTGCAGCGAGACAACGCCCTGCTGCTGCCAGACGCGGCGGCGCAGCATCTCCATCTCGGGCACGGTGGTTGCGCTGTGGCTTCCGCGGTCGAGGGACGAGCGAGGCGGGAAGGGCGCGCCAGGCAGGGTCATGCCTGCCTCCCCCGACCGAGCCCTTGAAGAGTGGTGAAGAGTCGAGGGGGTGGGAGAGGTCTAACTATCTGATCAATATAACTATTCAATTCTTCAAACTCTTCAAAGGGTCTCTCTCCCCCGCACGCCCGCCCGGACGTCTGCATACGCCCGCGTGAAAAGTTGAATTGTTGAAGAGTCCCGTTTTCTGCGGGTTTGCGCGCTTCATGCAGCATCACTCTTCAAGCCCTCCTGCGGTTCGGTGGCGATGATCCAGCTGGTGCCCGGGCCCGACGCGTTCTGCGTGACCTCGATCGCGATCTGCTTGCTGTCGAGCAGCGTGGCGATGGCGTCCTCCCGCTCGGCCTTCGAGAGGAACTGCGTCTTCCGGACGAAGGCGCTGCGGCTGATCCGGCCGGCCTTGCGGATGACCTCGAGGACCTTCTTGATGCGGGAATGCGCCGGCGTGTCGGCGACGAGACGCTCGGCTTCGCGCAGCAGGGTGCCGATGCAGTGCTCGACGAGCGCCGATGCCCAGGTGACGTCACGGGCCTCGGTGATAGGCCGCGCGGGATCACGACTGACGGCGGCGATCATCGCCAGTTTGGCGGTGTTCTCTGCATATCGGCCGAAGAGCGCGGTGGCGTAGGTGCCGCGGTGCGACCGCAGGAGATCGGTGGCTTCGCGGCGGACGCGAGCCATGGTCGCCTCGGCGTCCGGGGTCAGCGGCACCGTGTAGGCATGGATCGGCGCCGAGGATTCCATGGCATCGGCGATGTTCCCGCCGTGGCTGTGGCCGGGCACGCCGCGGGCGATCCCCTGCAGGGCGGACACCAGTGCGGGCGGCGGGTCCATCGCCGCCGGCGTCTCATTTCGCTCCGGGTAGTCGTCGTCGGTCAGGAAGACCAGGAAACGCGCAATCGAGCCATCGGCCAGCGCGCCACCCTCTAGCGCCGTCCACAGCGGGCCTGGGACGGTGACGCCCCAGATGCAGGCGCAGGGCTGCTCGATCGTGACGCGCGGCCGTGCTTTTTGATCGGCGTATTCCGCGCCGATGTAGGGCTCGGCCGCCGAGGTGTAGAGCTTCGTCAGTTCAGACCAGATCGCCGCCTTATGCGCCGGCGCGCGCTGGTTCAGGACCAGCTTCAGGAACTGGCCGAATTCGTCCACCTGGAACAGGCGGGCGGGATGCCGCTGCAGCGACGTGAGCAGCCCGGCCGAGGAGGCGAGATCCTCGCCGCCAAGGTATCGGTCCAGGCCTGCGGCGTAGATCGCGCGCTTCGCGCAGCGCCGGGCGTGGTCCTTGCCGCCGCCGCTGTCGGCGATGCCGATGGCGTAGACGTTGCTGCGCAGATCGGTGGGCGTGCGATACCGGCGGCCAGCAATGGCGCCGACCAGGCAAATGGCGGCGCCAAGCGAGAGGAACGGCTGCGGGCTGACGGCGCTGGCCGTGGCGTAGTCCACGAACATGCGCAGCGCGCCATCCACCTGCAGCAGCTCGGGCGGGACGCGATAGGGCTTCGGCGGCGGTGCGATCGGCAGCGGCGTGACCGCGACCTTCGCCAGCAGGCCCGCCGCGGGATGCGGCTGTGCCGCCTGCTCGGCGGCAGTTCCGTTCAGCGTCAGCGCGGGATCCGGTACCCAGCCGCGCTGCTCGGCCAGCCAGTAGATTTTCCCTGCGCCGACGCTGTGCGGCCGCAGCGAGGCCCAGCGCCGCTCAGGGGTGTCTGATCGGCCCGACTGCCCCGATTTCCCAGACCGCCGTGACCAGTCGAGCCAGAGGTCGCGGCCCTCCTCACCGATCGCGGCCTTGATGGCGGCGCCGACGGTGATCCACTCGTTGCCCGGCAGGTCGTCATTCGGCAGCCAGGACAGCGCCGCGGCGATCGCGTCCCGCGTGCCCTTCGGGTCGCTGGGGCCGCGCCAGCTGCTGGTGGGCGCGTCCGCCAGGATCGAGTTGACCCGGACCTCGTCGGGCACGAGCTGCCAAGCGGCGTCCAGGAATGCCGCACATCCCGCTTCGTCGACCACCGGGAGGCGCGAGAGCGGCGTCTCCACCAGGCTGTCCTCCGGCCATTCATAAGGCCGCCCAGTGTCCGGGTGCACGGCATAGGCGACGAATTGCTGGCCGCGCGCCAGCAGCTCGAGGGGATGGCGCTTCCGGCCGGCGAAGGGCGTGGCAGCGCGATAGACCAGCAGCCGCTTCGGGGCGCGGCCGATGCGCAGGCAAGGCGTGTCGCCCAGCATGGACGTGGCGAGCTGGGCGATCTGGATGGCCAGCGCGCCGACCAGGATGTCGATGTCGATGCCCACCACGGCGCCGGTGGCGATGCCCACGCCGCAGCCGGGCCAGCGGCGCCAGATGTCCACCTCGAAGGGCTTCGTCGGCCGATCGCAATGCCGCGTCCAGTCGGGATAGGGCGACCACTCCCCACCGGTGAAGCGGCCCGGCACCTTCGTGCCCGGCATGATGGGGATCACGGAATAGCCGTTGTCGACCAGGCGCTCGCCGTAATCGGCCATGAAGGAGGAAGCATCCGTCATTCGCTGCCACGCTCCTGTGCGGCGATCGCTGCGTCGCAGGCGCGCTCCAGGCGCAGGATTTCGGGATAGAGGGCGGCCATCTGGCGGGCGGCCCGTTCGAGCGCCTGGCGCGCCCGCTCCAGCTCGGCGTGGATCCCGCGTGCCGGACCGCGAATGTCCGACGCCAGCTCGCCGACATGGTGCGCAGCCCGGGCCCAGGGCGGCTGCTTGGCGCGTGGACCATACGGTTTGCGCGGCGCAGGGGTGGCCTTGGTCGCGAGGCCGGCCTGCACCTTCTCGATGTCCCACGCGCCATTCGGCTCACGCGCGATCCGTCCGGCGCGTTCAGCCTTCTGGATCGCGGTGTGCGAAATGCCGAGCCGGCGCGCGACCTCCCGGGCCGAGGTGACGCCACTCATGACCGGCCACCCGCAACGAGCGGCGGCGCTGGATGGCGACCCTGATCCAGCAGGCGAGCAAGCTCATCCTGGTAGGCGGTGATGATCACCTCCAGCAGCGTCAGCCATTCCGCCTCCGTCAGCACGGCAAGGTCGGTCTTGCCGATGCTCTCCAGGTATTCGCCCGCCATGGGGCTGGCCGCCGCAATCGCGGCAATCTCGTGCTCGTCGGGATCAATCACGCCCCACCTCCGGCAGAGCGCGTTCATGCAGCGCATGGAGCACGCCGGCAGCGGTTCGCTGGTTCGCACCCGCGGATCGAACCAGCCGAAGCCGCGCGCGGTGCGGAGACGACATGCTGCGCATCTCACACGAACCTCGCGGCGGCGATCTCGGTGTACTGGCCGGCCGGCCGCACCTGGATCGCGATGGGACGACGCAGCTGGTCCAGCTGGCGCAGCGCCCCATCAACCGTCGTGGGGGGCGGCAGATTGCCGGCACGCCGTCGCCACCAGCCCACCGCCTTGTCGCGCGGGAAGCCGGTGTGCTCGAAGCACACCCATTCGCTGTGACGCGCGAGGCCGCATTCGTAGGTGACGCGCAGCGACGCCGGCTTCCCGGGCTTGTCGTGGCGCGCATAGGTGATGCCGGTCACGTCGCACCAGGCCGCCTGGATCTGCGTCGAGAGCAGCGCGTTCGACGCCGCCTGCGGCGCCACCTTCACGACCGGCGGCGGGAACTCGTGATCACACTCGATGCAGTGCCGCGCGCTGGCGTGGTTGATGGTCTGGCACTCGGGACACACCTTGATCGGCGCCTCGCCATCGCCGGCAGGTTCCTTCTTCCGGCCATCCACCGTGTCGATCGGACCGTGCCGGGCGGTGTTGCCCGCAAAGTCCAGTACCAGGCAGTCATCCTTGCCTTCGGCGAGGCGCGTGCCGCGGCCGACCATCTGGACGTAGAGGCCGACGCTCTTGGTGGGGCGCAGGAGCGCGATAAGGTCGGTGCCCGGCGCATCGAAGCCGGTGGTCAGGACATTGGCGTTGGTGACGCACCGCAGCCGCCCCGCCTTGAACGCGGCCAGGATGCCGTCGCGCTCCGGCCCCGGCGTGTCGCCGGTGACCGTCTCGGCGGAGATGCCATGCTCGCGGATGGCGTCGCGGACATGGCGGGCGTGGGCCACGCCCGAGCAGAACACCAGCCAGGAGCCGCGGCCCTCGCCATGCTGGACGATCTCGGCCACCGCGGCGCGCGTGACCTCGTCGCGATCGACCGCCGCCTCGAGGTCCTTGGCAATGAACTCGCCGCCGCGGGTGCCGACGCCGCCGACGTCGAGCTGCGTCGAGGTCTGCTTGGGGACAACCGGGCAGAGATAGCCCTGCTGGATCATGTCCAGCACCGGCACCTCGAAGGCGATGTCGGTGAAGAGCCGGTCCTTGCCCTCGTGCAGCATGCCGCTGTCGAGCCGATAGGGCGTGGCGGTGAAGCCCACGACCTTCAGCAGGCCGGCGTTGATCTCGTTCAGCTGGGCCAGGAAGGAGCGGTACATGCCGCTATCGCCGCGGCCGAGGAGATGAGCCTCGTCGATCAGCACCAGGTCGCAGCGCTGCACCTGCCGCGCGTGGCGGTGGATGGACTGGATGCCGGCGAACAGGATCTGCGCATGGATGTCGCGGCGCGACAGGCCGGCCGAGTAGATGCCGGCCGGCGCCTCCGGCCAGGCGCGGAGCAGCGCCATGAAGTTCTGCTGGATGAGCTCCTTCACGTGGGTGAGGATCAGCACGCGGGTGTCGCCATAGGCGGCGATCGCCTCACGCGTGAAGCCGGCGATGCACAGGCTTTTTCCCGTGCCGGTCGGCATGACGACCAGCGGATTGCCGCTGCTGGCCGAGAAGTAGTCGTAGAGCGCCTCGATGGCGGCGCGCTGGTACGGGCGGAGGGAGAGGGTCATGCCGCCACTCCCATCGCCACGGCGTCGACCTTGCTGAGCCAGCGCCCGCCCGTCTCGCAGCCGGTGCAGATCAGCTCGGCGACGTGCGGCCCCTTGCCGGGACCCACGCGATAGATCGTGCCGCGGCAGATGCGGCACGGCAGGTGCGAAACGATGTCCGGCGGCGTCGCGGCCGGCACGCCGTCACGCCATGCAGTGCCATCCGGCAGCCGATAGCTGACCCAATCCTCCCCGGCGTCGACCTGCTCGGCCGCCACGAAGTCGGGCAGGTAGAGATGAGCCGCGCAGCCCGCCTCCTGATCGCGCCGGTCCAGCGGGGCCGCGTGCCGGGCGCAGTGCCAGTCGCCACCCTTCACGGGCGACGCATGCAGGCAGGACCGGCAATGCCGCTCCGGTGCGGCGCCGGCATGGCAGGCGGCATAGTGGTCGCAGAAGCGGCACTGCCACCAGGCCGGGTCATGGCTGATGCGGGCCGGCGGCCGGGCGGCGCCGATGATGCGCTCGGCCTTGGCCAGGATGCGCAGCCCGGCCTCGGCATCGTGCCGGATGCGCTCCTGGTAGAGCTCGTCCGTGTCCTTGCAGACCGACAGGTAGAAGGCCCGGTCGAGGCCGGCGAGCTGCATATAGGCCTGCATCTGCGCCCAATGCAGCGGCTTCGACACCGCGACGCCCTCGGCCTTCAGCTTGGTGAAGGACTTCGCGCTGTGCGTCTTGAACTCGCAGACGTGCCAGGTCGCCGGCGCCTCGGGCAGGCCGATCGCCACTGCGTCCATGCTGCCGCCGAAGTGGCCGGAGGCACCGCGCAGGTTCCACTGACGCCCCGTCGCGGGATCCAGGTCCAGGACGGTGACACCAATTCGGCGCAGGTCGGCGACGAAGCGGGCCTCGGCCAGATTGCCGGTGTCGAACAGCCGGAGCAGCCGGCCGGTGTGCCGGGCCCGCGTGGCCCAGCGGAAGGAGTACCAGATGGCCCGCTCGCATTCGGCGCCGATCAGCGAGGCACCGAGATGCGCGCGATAGCCGCTATCCGCCGCCGCCTCATAGGCCGCGTAGATGGCGGTGACGGTGGGACATGCGGGCGGAGGAAGGGCAGCCATCGCCTGATCCTGGTTCGAGGGAGGAAGGCCGGCAGGCCGGCGGCCTGCCGGCTGATGGTCAGGCATTGCGGCGCCACGGCGGGGTCGCTGCCGCGCCGGTGCGGGCGGCCTGCGGAGGTGCCGCGGCTGCCGGACGGGGCCCCGGGGCGGCAGGGCGCGGGGCGGTGCCGGACGCAGCGCCAGCATTGGCCGCGGAATAGCCGGCCACCTTGTTCCGCGCCTCGCGGTAGACGCCGTACTTGTCGTTGCCGGCCGGCTCGACCCTCAGCGTCACGATCAGCGGCTTGAAGTGCAGTTGCTCGCTGTCGCTGACATGCACCTGGCCGACCGCGTGGCAGATGGCCGACAGCGTGCGCTGCGCGATCTCCACCGTCTGTTCGTTGCGGTTCACCAGATTCAGCTGGTCGAAGATTTTCCGGCGTGCCGAGGGGCCTTCCAACACCTCGAACACCAGCTTAAGGAGCTGCCCATCGCCGGCCTTGGTCGGCAGCATCTCGCTCTCGATCAGATGCGCGAGGTACTTGCCGGGCGGCAGCACCTCGAGCGGGACGGCGGGGGCGACCTCGGTCGCGTCAAAGGTTCCATTGAGGGATGCCATGGGTCAGCTCCGGGCTTCGGTGGTGGAGGCGGGCGCGGCGCTGGGCGGCGTCGCGTAGAAGGGGATGCCGGCGGCGAGCTCGGGCCAGGACAGCGGCAGCGTCTCGGCCAGCCCGAAGCGGTTCTTCGCGAGGAAGGCCGGCCGCTCGGCGGTGTGCAGGAGGCGGTCGCCACCGCTGACGCCGCGGACCACCTTCTTGTTGAAGCCGACGTCCGACTTCAGGGTGCTGACGCGATAGTTCGCGAAGAGCACGGCATCGACATGTTCCTGCACCAGCGCCGATGCGCTGCGATGCAGCTTCGGCTGGTAGCGGTCGTAGGGTTCGGTCTCGGGGCTGTCGAAACGCTTGATCTCGGCATGCGCGATCAGGACCACGCCCATGCCGCGCTCGTCGCGCAGCGCATTCACGCCGTCGAGGAAGCTGCGCCAGGTATCCAGCGCGGCGAGATACCCCTTGCCGTAGCCGAAGGACTCGATGTCCGGCTGGTTGTGCGTCTGCGCGGTGTGCTGCCAGACCAGCGGCTCCAGCCAGTCGAGGCTGTCCACCACCAGCGTCTCGAAGTCGTGCGCCTCGGTGTAGAGACTGCCGAGCGCCTCCATCACCGCGTCGAAGCTGCGCAGCACGCCGAAGGTGGAGGCGCTGATCGTGCCCAGCCCGTCCTCGGTCTGCACCACCACCGGTCGCGGCGCGGAGGTCGCAAACAGCGTCTTGCCGACACCGGCCACGCCATAGGTGAGCAGCCGCGGCGGGCGCGCGTCGCCACCACGCCGCAGGGATGCGAGGGAGATCGCCATCAGTGCGCCTCCCCCTTCACGGCGCGCGGCTTGGCCTTGATGACGTCGACCTTGATGTCGCCGCCGGCGCGCGCGACGACTTCGGTGAAGCTGTCGAGCGTCGGCTCGAAGGCGGCGACGTCCTTCGCGCGGGCGACGGCATCGCCCTGCACCGGGATGACGACCTGGATGCGGAGTTCGTGCGCCATCACGCGGCGTCCTTCTGTTCGAGGGTGTAAGAGGGACGGCCGGTGGCGACGGTGCGCGCCGGCTCGAAGACCGCACGGATGCGCGGCGGCCAGGCCGTGAAGCGGCTTTCCGGCACGCGGATCTCGGTGGTGACGTAGTCGGCGGGGTCCTCGCCCCACGACACGATGGTGGCGACCGCCGCGGCCAGCTTCGGCTGGTCCCACGCCGCCTTCTTCGGGAGGTCGGCGACGACCTCGAAGCCATCGTCGGGTACGCGGACACGGCCGGTGTCCTTGCCCTCGGCGCGACGCGCCGCGGCGGCGGGGCCGCCGTAGCGGGCATGCAGCGCGTCGTGCAGCAGGTCGGCGAGGTGCTTGGCATCGGCCTTCAGCGCCGCGACCTCTTCCAGCAGCAGCGCCAGATGATCGACGGGCAGGCGTGCGGCCTGCGCGGCGTCCATCTCGCGCAGCTGCGCCAGAGTGGTTCGGTTGGTCATGGTGGTCCCGTTCAAGGAGGAGGTGCCCGGCTGGATGGGCGATGCAGGCGGCCGGGCGGGCGCGGGCATCGGCATGGGGATGGCACTCATGGGATGGTCGCCAGCTCGGCGAGCCAGAGGAGCGCGATGAAGCCGCCGGCGAGCAGCACGCCTCCGGCCAGGGTGCGGAGCGCTTCGCCAATGGCGTGCAGGCGGCTGGCGGTGCGCGGGCTCACTGCGTCACCTCGGCGATCGCGTCGGGCGACGGCAGCGGGCCTTCCTCGGCCTGGCGCGCGCGGTAGGCACGCTCACGGTCGGCATCGGCGTCGGCGCAGCGCACGCTGCGGCGCGCGATCTCGATCCAGACGTGGAGCGGCAGGACCACCATCGGCGTCGCGCGATCGCGCCAGAGGAACAGCGCGTCGTTGCCGCCGAGCCAGCGCTCCAGCGTCTTGAAGCCGTCGCCCTCGCCGCGCGCCTTGACCTCGGCCTTCACCGGGTCGGCGCCGCGGACATAGAGATCGACGTCGGCGCCGTTGCCGCGGTAGCGAACGGCACCGGAGAGCGGGACCCGTTCGGCGCGCAGGCCGCACTTCGTGTGGATGTCGACGATGGCGCGCTCGCGGCGCAGGCCCTTATCGCGGGAGGATTTGCCCATGGCCGGCCTCACGCCGCCTGCCGGTGGGGCACCGGGGCGCGCATGTTCGCCTGCGCCGGCTGCGGCGCGCTGGTGGCGTCGCGGGTCTGTGCCGCCTCGAAGGCCTCGATGTCCTCGACGCGATAGGCAACGCGCCCGCCGAGCTTCAGAAAAGCCGGGCCCTGGCCCAGCCAACGCCAACGCTCCAACGTGCGGGGGCTGAGGCACCAGCGGCGCGCCACCTCCGCCTGCGTCAGATGCTTCACTGTCATCGGTGTCTCCCTCGCGCTGGTTCGAACAACCGCGGGGAAGATCGCTTCAGGACAGGGAGAAGAAGGAGGTGGGGTTAGGGAGAAGAAGAGGGAGAAATCGGCCTACAGGTCGAAGCCCCAGGCGCCCTTCGCCGAGGTGAGGTAGGGCTTCAGGAGCCTCCACTTCACGCCACCAAAGTGTCGGTGCAGCGTCCCATGGTCGGTGAGCTCGCTGATCGGCACGCGCTTGCCGGCTTTGAAGGCTTCTACCAACTTGCAAATGGCGTCGATGTGGCTGGCCGACTTGAAGACGATCGGCTCGCCACCGCGGATGCGCAGCCGCGTTCCATCGGGCGAGAGGTCCAGGGGACCCGGGGTGGCTTCGACTGCCACACCACGCATCCGGGCATCGAGAATCTCGCCGCTCACCGCCAGACTATCGTCAGCAGCCAGCACGTCGCGGATCGGCACCAGGATCGTGCCAGGCAATGTCACCCCCCGAAGACGGGCGGCGCGACTGCTGCAGAGGATGATGAGATCCCGCGGATAGGGCCGTGCCTGCAATGCAGCCGAGACCTGGGCCCGCACAGCGGCGTGCCACATTCGGCGCACGAACCATGTCTGGACACGCGCTGGGCGCTTGCCAAGGCGGGCGTCGCCGATCTCCCAGAGCATCCCCTCGATCAATGGCCGCGGCGTGCGCGCGGAGGGCAGCGCCAGATCAGCTCCGATCGCGGCGAGGGTGTTGTTGATTTCGACGCGGTGCCGGGCGAGCCGTGCACCCGGCACCGCGATCAGACCGCCAGACGGGCTGAAGTACGCGAGCCCACCCGCCTGCTCGGATCGAACCAGCGTCACCGGTGCGTCGTCGTGATCCGCGAGCGATGCCGAGACGGTCTCGTGACCGTGGGGCACCAGCAGCCCGCATGCGCGCAACATGCCAACGGGGCCGGGCGACATCTCCGCCATGGCCCCGTTGAGGAAGGGCTCCTCCAGGTCCAGCACCTCGAGGAGCAGCGCGACAGCCTCGGCGGAGAGCCGGGGCGGTTCGTCAGACATCCCGCAGCATCCGCCAGCGCTTCAGGTACTTCTCACCGACCAGGCGCTCGCGGTCGGTACGGTCCTTCAAATCGCAGCCCTTCGGCATGGAGATGGTGACCGGCAGCGTGCGACCGCCGCGCACCCCCGGCGTCGCATGGAACTTGATGGTGAAGCGGACCTGCGTGACCTTGTAGCCGCCGGCCAGCGGATCACTTTCGCCAAAGCGTGCCTCCGCCATCTGCCAAATGCTGCGCTCGGCACCGCGCATGCATTCCAGCGTCACACGCTCGCCCTGCGTCTCGTAGGGCATCAGCCGAAGCAGCGTGACCTTCACGGACTCGATGTTGTCCTCGACGTCGTGGGGGAAATCGAAGGGCTGCAGCAGGTGGTCCAGTGAGTACTGGCGGATGGGGATGCGGTCGCCCTGGAACGGGGCACCCAACATGTGTTCGGCGAACAGGCGCACCAGGTCTTCGCGCGTCTCCCGCGCCTGCGCCACCACCTCGATGGTGCCGGAGGCAGGCTCGTAGGTGATGGCCGCCTCGACCACCGGGCGGAAGGGAAGCCGGTCCAGCTTGCCGTTGACGAAGGCGCGGCGGTCCCCGGCGCGGCCTTCGCGGTAGATGGCGACCTGGATCAGCTCCGCATGCTCCCCTTCCAGCGACGGGCGGTAACGGTCGCAGATCTCCACCTCGACATGCTTCGTGTCGAAGTGCGTGGCGATGGCCGCCTTGAACGCCGTGTAGGGATCGCCGTCGCGCGGCACCGTCAGGCCGGGCAGGCATTCGAAACCATCCCACATGCGGCCATAGCGGCGGTCATCGGCGTAGCGGACTTCCTCGGCATGACCGAAGCCGGCCGGGTCCTTGAGGAACATCCACAGCGCCCGGGCATGCCCGTTCTCCAGGGAGTCTAGGGTCTCTGGGGAGCCCGTGATCGAATAGAGCGCGGCCTGACCGGGCTCGTCCGCCATGGCACCCACCCGATCGGCGTCGTTCATGACGCGCAGACGCTCAGCGTCGTCCATGGCGTCCACCGCCCGCAGCAGGGGCGGGACCACTTCGTTCGCGGCGCCCTCCCACACCACATCGGCCGGCAGGACCGCCTTGATGGACATGAAGTAGGCATGGAGCGACGCGGGCGGCGTGCTCCGGATGAACTCCGGGACTGTCGGCACGGGGGGTCTTTCGATTAGGGGGGCGCCGGCCAATCCGGCGCTCCGCTAATCGACGTATCAAGACTCGGTGTGCGGGCACAAGCGAAAAGATACGCACAGGAGCGTAGTCTTGTCGGCTTAGCCGAACAGCGTGGGGGGGCCTTCTGAATCGGCCAGGAGACCGAGTTTCCGCAGTCGAACCCGCGCTGCCTCACCAGAAACCTGGAAGCTGGCCATGACATGCCGCTCCGCTTCCGCGGCCGGCGCCGTGCCAATGACGGCGGCGCCATGGATCCCGTGGTCGCGCAGCAGGTCCCCAACGGACCGGCGCACCTGCTGGGCCGGCATCAGGATGGCACCGCTGACGTAGCCGGCCTGCCATTCGAGCCAGTCGAACTCAGTGGTCCCCATCATGCTGTCGCGCTTGCAGACGGTCCGCGGCTCGGCACGTGCGGCCTCGAACATGTGCGGCGGCGCGGCGAACACGTGGTCAAACACGGCGCGGTGGTAGAAGGCGTGGCCCAGTTCATGCGCGAGGGTCATGCGGAGGCGATTCTGCCGGTTGGCCTGCTCGGTCAACTGGGCGGAGATCAGGATCTGCGGCAGCTGGCTGGGCAGGAAGCAGGTCATCCCCTCGACGTCGTCGCCCTCCTCGGAGAGGTCGGCATACTGGTCGAGGCTGCTGCTGTGCTGCTCGACCAGGACCGTGAGGTCATCGGTGGAGAGCGGGAAGCGGACCTCGCCATGACGCTCCTGCAGGAAGGCCGTGACCAGCCGCTCGCAATCGCGGTCGATCTCCGCTGCACGCAGGAAGAGCCGCTGCGGAAAGCGCCCTGACTTGTCGATCGACCAGCTCGCCACGCATGCAATCCTATTTCGAGAGGGCTTTCCGGAACGCCTTGAAGGCCCTGACCCTGGTCGCCGAATCGGTCGCGGCGGCGCGGAGGTCCTCGGGGATCTTGCCGGCCAGCACGAACAGGTCATCCGCATCCACGGATAAGGCCCGGGCGAATTCTCTGATCAGCTGGTCGGAAGTCGGGCTGCGGCGGTCGTGCTCGATGTCGTTGAGGTACTGCGGCGATATCGACCCCGAGCCGTCCTCCTTCTGGACGGCGGCAGCCAGGTCCTTCTGGCTGATCCCCTTCTTCTTCCTGGCGGCAATGATGGCCTGTCCCAGGGTGGTGGTTGGCGTTGTCATCGCCCTTGCATCCGGCGAAATCCTTGCCTGTGGCACTTAGCGGAGTGGCGTAGTCGGCGCTTGACTCCTACGTCAAGCTGCGAAGCTGGACGTGGCGCAGGATTTAGCTTCCGGGATGAGTCCCGGCGCCGGAGGCGATTCGCGGCGCCGCGACCGACGTTGTGCGAAAGCTGGCCTGGCGACGCCCTACGCGGGATTTCGCAGCCATGCTTTTGTTCCCGCGGGCCTTCGCTAAGAGATTGTTTTCGCTGTTCTTCTTGGTTGGGCGACACGATCTTGCCTCCCAGCCATGCCACCGAGCCCCTCCAATCCCCACCTCCCGCCGCACCTCCGCGAGGTCTGCAGCATCCTGGCCGCCGGCCTCGTGCGGCTGCGGAGCCGCGCTGCCGAGGAAGCTGCGCGCGAGGCTGCTGAGCAGGGAGAGCGCGGCCTACACTTCCCGGCACCCCAGCGCCTGCATGCGAACCGGACCAACCGGAGACCCGCATGACACGCGCCACCAGATCCAAAGCCGGCACCCCGCCGGCGCCGACCATCCCCGCCATCCCGCCGGCCGACGTGCTCGGCCGGCTGGCGGCGCTGAAGACCACCGCGACGTCGGACCTGAAGCAGCAATGGCGGGAGCTCTTCGCCGCCGAGCCGCCGCCCTACAATCGTCGTTTCCTGGAGAGCCGCCTGGCCTACCGGATCCAGGAACTGGCCTATGGCGGCCTGAAGCCCGAGACGATCCAGCGCCTCGAGGCCCTGGGTGAACAACTCGATGGCGGGAACCCCGTCCTCCGCCGCATCCGCGGCGACGATAAGCCGATCACCGGCACGCGGCTGATCCGCGAGTACCAGGGCGTCGAGCACAGCGTCACCGTGCTGCACGACGGCTACGAATATCAGGGCCGCCCCTACCAGTCGCTCTCCTCCATCGCGCGCGCCATCACCGGCACGCGCTGGAATGGCTGGCTGTTCTTTGGCCTGAAGAACCGGAGGGGCACGGCATGAAGCGCAAGCCGACCGCCGACGCCGCCATGCCGGCCACCGTCAGGAAGATCCGTGCCGCGGTGTACACGCGGAAGTCGAGCGAGGAAGGGCTCGACATGGAGTTCAACTCCCTCGACGCGCAGCGCGAGGCCTGCGAGGCCTACATCACCAGCCAGCGGTCGGAGGGCTGGGTGCTGGTCCGCGATCGCTACGACGACGGGGGCGTTTCTGGCGGGACACTGGAGCGGCCCTCGCTGCGCCGCCTGCTGGCGGACATCGAGCGTGGGCTGATCGATGTGGTGGTGGTCTACAAGATCGACCGGCTGTCGCGCGCGCTGATGGACTTCGCCAAGCTGGTGGAAGTCTTCGACGCGAACAGCGTGACCTTTGTGTCGGTGACGCAGTCCTTTAACACGACCACCAGCATGGGCCGCCTCACGCTGAACATCCTGCTCAGCTTCGCGCAGTTCGAGCGCGAGGTCATTGGCGAGCGCATCCGGGACAAGGTGGCCGCGTCTCGGGCGCGCGGGATCTGGATGGGCGGCTTCGTGCCGCTCGGCTACGACGCGCGGGATCGCAAGCTGCTGGTGAATGAGGCGGAAGCGGCGCTGGTGCGGCGCATCTTCGAGGGCTTCGTCGAAACGGAATCCGGCACGAAGCTGGTCCAGGCACTGCGCGCCGAGGGCGCCACCACGAAGCGCGGCCGCGCTTTCACCAAGAGCGACGTGTATCGGGTGCTGAGCAACCGCACCTATCTCGCCGAGGCGATGCACAAGGGGAAGTCGCATCCCGGCGAGCATGCTGCCATCGTGCCCCAGGCGATGTGGGATGCGGCGCACGCCCTGCTGGCGATCAGCCCGAAGACCCGCGCCAACCGCACCCGCCGCCAGACGCCTTCGCTGCTGCGCGGGCTGATCTTCGGGAGCGACGGGCGCGCCATGTCGCCGACCCATGCGCGGGGGCGCCGCGGGCAGCAGTACCGCTACTATGTCAGCCAGTCGGTGCTGAAGGGCAGCGCCGAGGACGGGCCGGCCATCGCGCGCATTTCGGCCGCGGAAATCGAGGGCGCGGTCATCGCTCAGGTCCGGGGGCTGCTGCGCCAGCCGGAGGTGGTGCTGGGCGCCTGGCGCGCGGCGCGGGCCTCGGCGCCGGACATGACGGAGGACGAGGCCCGGCTGGCGCTGGAGCGGCTGGACCCGCTGTGGGAGGAGCTATTCCCCGCGGAGCAGGCGCGCATCATCCGCCTGCTGGTCGACCGAGTGGACATCGGGGTGGGCGGCGCCGACGTGCGGCTGAAGCTGGAAGGGCTGGCCAGCCTGGCACGGGACCTGGCGGCGCCAGCCACTGAACCGGCGAGCGCCGCAGCATGACCGGTGCCGCGCAGATGCTGACCGTCCGGGTGCCGCTGGCGGTCCGGAAGCAGCGGGGCGGGCGGAAGCTGATGATTGCGCCTGCGAGCACCACGAACCGGGGCTCCTCGGCTGCTGACACCACGTTGGTGAAGGCGGTGGCCCGGGCGTTCCGGTGGCGGCGGATGATGGAGACCGGGCGCTTCGCCACCATCAACGAGCTGGCGGCGGCCGAGAAGATCAACTCGTCCTACGTCTCGCGCTTGCTCCGGCTCACACTGCTGGCGCCGGACATCGTCGAGGCGATCCTAGACGGGCGGCAGCCGGAGGGGATGACGCTGCCGGCGCTGATGGAGCCGTTTCCGGTGGAGTGGGAGAGCCAGCGACCGAAGAACGAAGAAGAAACAATGGCATAG